TGAAGGTTACAAACACCTTATCAATATCCCAACTCAATCTTCAGCACCAACGAAACTTATCGTTCCTGATAGAACAGTTGAACAAGTTCTCCTATCCAGAACCTATGATGAAACAAATAATATCATTAAATCTACTTACAAGACTGCTAGGAAGAATGGAAGAGCAATTAGAGTAAAACTTGAAGGTAACAAAGGCATATTAGTAAATAACCTAAAAGTTAACCTTTGGACAGGTGAGTAACTCTCACCTGTCCTTCCTATTACAAATTTGGAGGACAATAATGGCTTTTAAAATAGAAAAGAAACAAGTTAAACCTTTTATGTTCAAAAAAGTTATCAAAGAAATTCCAGATGAGAAACCTTATAGTCATAAGAAATATCAACTACGTTACAAAATAAATGAAGAAGTTTTTGATATACATGATTCAGTTGCTGATAATGCTAAAGCTATTTCTTTGATATTTGCAATGTTATCTAGAATTTATAATGCACTTCCTGCTAGCACTAAAAATAAAATCCCTGCTGAAGATAGAGCAATGATTGAATATGCATTTCAGAAATATCATTCTATTCAGACTAGAGCTGATGTTGAATTTGCTTTGGGTAGCGGCAAAGAACTAGTAGATAAAATAATGGATAGACAAGATAAAATTGGTAAACTTTTTAAAGAAATTTATGGCATTAAAACTAAGAATACTTAATATATGTATTATCGTTTTGGAAGAGGTAATCTAAGTTGATTGTTAATAAACAATTCTCAAAAATAACTAAAATAACACAAAATGATATTAGAAAATTAGAGAATCCGCTAAAGGAATTGGGTGGATTAAGACATTCTATTGTTTTTATATATCCTGCTATTATTTTAGATAGTATTACTAAAGATAATTTGCATAATATTTTAAGAAGATTTTTCGCCGCGAGTATATTGAAAGAGATTAATATTTACAATATTTTAGCACAAACTGAGAAACTTTTAGATATTAGTGATGAAATAAGTACTGTGAAAGATAGTATTTTAAAAAAATTAACATCTAAAATAATAGAACCGGGCGCCGAAGAAAAACTTTCCATGACCACCTCCAACTACTTGACATATCAAATAACATCAGATATTGAAAAACAAATTTCTTCTAAATCTTCTAAACTGTATAAAAGATTAAAAGATATTATACTTAAAGATCCATATTATCAGCAATACCAAGCAGTTGTTTCATATAAAGAAGTTAATGGTATACGAATTCCATTAGTAATAGGTACAAAGAATTATCAAGTTAGTGATTATGCTTTTGGTATGATATTGTTGGCATCGATTATTACTGATTTGCCGTTAAATAATTTAGCTAATATTTATAGACTTGAGAGAATTTTCAAGACTAAAACTATTCAGGATTTAATTGATAGTGCTGAAAAAGGTGATGGTAAGAATTTATTTGAACGAGTTAAGAGATGGTTTAGTAAAATCGGCGCCCGATTAAATCCGAAAAATATCTATTTGATAAAACTTTTCACATTATATTTAGACGCAATTTACAATAAATTAGATAGTATAAACCAGACATCTAAATCTTCATATATAGATATGTATTATAAATTATCGAATAGTGAAATAAAACAGGCGTTTACAATCCTAAAATTATGCACTAATATTCATTATTATTCATCACAATTAAACGATAGATTTTCAGAATATGTAGTACACTCATATAAAATTCTATCACAGAAGAAATTTAAAGAGTCAATAATTAAATACATTAATAACCTAATCAACATACAGGATAAAAGTATAATAGACGATGTACCTGAATATCTTTTAAATAACATACAAGAAAATTTAGATAATTTGATTAATAAGAATGATTATTATAATTTCAATAAGGAAAAGCTCGTAAAGTTCATAATAGATAATATCGATCAACTAGTTAAATTAGAAGAAGATAATAAAGACAAATGCGGTCAATTAAAAGATTTACCTAATTTGAATACTTATGTTTTACCTTTGATTAAGAAGAGTATAGATGAAACAATTGATTATATTATTGATAAGATTAGAATAGATACACTTAAACGTGATATCGACGCAAGTGATATTGATGATAGTTATCTAATTAAATCGTTTATAGATTTATTTAAAGCCGGCGAACCAAATCTGCAGAAACAAATTATCGAACCATGTTTTAAAATAGATATCAAAAAGTATAAAAAGTCAGGCAAGATAATAGAAACAACTAACGATATCAAAAAGATATTATCAGAATTAGGTTTTGATGTATTTACCAGTAATAAGGAAATATTTAATGTTATTAGTAATGACTTAATGTTTATTATTGATAAAATTTCTGCGATATTTAGTGATTATATTATATATCTTGAAACAGAACTAACTACTTACTTTGAAAGTAAGTTAGAGGAGAAAATTCTGAGTGTAATATCGGGCGGCGATAGAATCAATACTAAGAAGAAATCAGAAATAACAAGTAAATTTAAAGAGAAAATAGTTTTATTTATAGATAACATATTTGCCGCAATACAAACTAATATTATATGTTTTGTGCTTTGTGAATATTTAAAGTCGTTTCTGAATTATTTACAGGTAACTAAATATACTATTGACGAAAAAGAGTTAACTAAAGAATTAATTTTCCCTAATTACTTATTGATACTTCCTGAACAATTAATTAATTTCATCGCCAGCTTAGTATTAGCCTACAGACCAGAAATAATAACAAACCTAGACTGGGATGATTTAGAACCTAAAAAGATAATAACACCAATTAATTCAAATTTAAAATATAATACAGAATTCATAGTAAGAAAGTGCAAGATTCCTTCTATAATCTCCGTTTCATCTAATAGACAATCTATTGCATATAAATTTCCTTATATGAATAAAGTTGAAAAGACAAGTATAGAAAATGTTGTGCATCTACTAAAGATTTTCGATCCGTTTAAATAATTTTAATAAAAGGAGATATTCGTGATGAATATAGAACAAATCAAACAAATACTCCAGGAAAATAAATATTCTATTAGAGATAAAAAAGATGTTAAGTTTGACTATAAATTAATGGAAAATAAATTAGAGTTCGATACCACAATTTTCGAACTTATTTCTATAAATTTTTCTAATGGAAATATCATTGCCAAATCCAATGAATTAGAAGACTTACTTAATGAACTCTATAAAATAGAAGTTGAGATATATGAATCATTAGATTTTTACCCACATATATATGGTTCATTTGAATTAAACGAAAATGATATTCTAACACAACATAGATTAGTTAGTAAACTAGCTGATATTCTTAATGAGGAAATTTCAAGAATCTATAGTGATCTTCAACATAATAAATCAAGATCGAAATTTGAAAAAACTAGTGTTTTGCTAAGTCAAAAACTTCAAGAATCTGGTGATGTAGAAAGGTCAATTGAGTATGTAGAGAAATATAATATACTCGATGAATTATTTGATAGAGTAATATTTTCTGGCATCAATAGAAAGTATGTTGAAAAGATAGATGATTATATAAAAGAGAATGATTTAGATGAAGATTTAGTTAATGAAATGTTTGAAAAGTATAGAGATGTTAAAAGAAAGATAATTGATTTGATTTTATCTTAATTTTGGTACGCCGCGCGGCGTACCATTTTATTAAATCCCAAATAGTAGCGTATTATACATAAAACATTCGGATTTATGTTAACTATCTTTCAGGAGAAACGGATTATGGATTCGCTCAGTTTTAAACAAATAGCAGTCAAGCTAGTTAAAGAAGTTAAGTCAAATAATATCATTCAACAAAAATTACAACAAATAGCGACATCTGTATATACAGACGCTATTAATAAAGCGATAAATGATGGTTATTGTATGTCATTTAAAATACCTGAAAAAGAAGTTAAACAACTTATTGATTTATTAGGCATTGATATTAATACACTTAAAGACATATTCGAAAAGGAATTCGGGTTTCCAAAAAATTCCAAAATGTATGGTAATGAATATTACCAGATTCTTATCCTCTTATATTATGTATTTAAGAAAGCAAAACTTGATAAATTTGCTAAATTATCACTATTTCTAATACTTATTAGGTTATGGAATGGACGAAAATATAAATATATTAAGTATTGTAACAAATCAGTAATGGATTATGTTATTAATCAGAAATTGACTAATAGGAATCTTGTTAAGAAATATAAATCTCCGCTAGATTTAATAGTTAAATATTTTATTGATACAATTGATTCAAAATATGGTGCATATGTTTTAAGTGATTATAAAAAATTGAAATTGTTTTTCAATCAATGTTTTGTGAGAATAGATCAAATATTTAATAACGCATTAAATACTGGCCTTGCAAATTTGTATTTTGAAACTCATAAATCCGGTGAGGCTTTACATACAGCAAAAACTGTAATAGGAAACCAAGATGAATCAGAATTAACCATTACTGATATAGAATCTAAATCCTCACAGATTAATAAAATATCCGAACTTGTCGCTAGTAATATTGTGTTAACGACAAATGCTAGATATCCGCGCGATTTAATCAATTATATTAACAAAAAAACAAAACTTTCGATTAAATTAATAGAAATAATATCTACTGAAATACATAATCCGACTTATAAAGATAAACTTCAAGAATTAATAGTTATATTACTTAACAGGATAGGCGTATATCAACCTGAAGTATTATGTTCGAATAAAAATCTTATCGATATAATCGATAAAACAATAATTTCTTCTAAACATAATAAAGATGTTGAAGAATTTAAAGAAATCCTTAAAGAAATATTAAATGATATTTTAATGAGAAAATATAATAAAACTATTGATAATTACTCTAATAAAGTTGCTATATTGAGGGCAGCAGCGTATTTAATCGGTTATAATATTATTAATACTATTTGCGTTCTAAAGAAATATTGAGTATAGTAGTCATGTTACTATTAGAGGATATAACAACAGCAAAATCATTTATGAAATGGTTATATGATTATAGGTTAGATAAGTCACAAGAGTATTTAAAAAAAATAGACCCAAATATAATTGATATATTTAAATCATTTTATTATAACTTAGATGACTATAATCCTGATATAAATGGTTATGTATTATTTTTCTTAACACCACCACATTTATCATCTCCGGATTTTGAAGGTTTTATAGGTACACCTGACAATTTAAAGGCATTTTTTACTTATCTCAATACTGCAATACCGTTTCTTGCAACGCAAGTTACTTTACCAACAATACAAGTAAAAGTAGGCGAATATAATTTAAGAACCGGCGGCATACCAACTGCCGAAGAAGTTGAAATAACTAATGATCTAACAGTACAATATATTGATACAAAGTATTTGCATGTATATTCATTACATTCTCTTTGGGTAGAATATATTAATGAAGTATCTAAAGGTATAATTAAACCTGGAAATTACATATCTAGAACTGCTTCCGTTAATAAATCTCAATTAGGTATACCTAATTGTCCTGACTATATAGCAGATGGTAATATAGATTATGCTACATGTGCTTATATTTTAAAATTCTCACCAGATTTTAAATTGACTTATTTTGCAAGAGCCACAGGTATATTTCCGACTAATCTAACACCAAATGATATAATTGGAAACAGAGCATCTAACGAATTAACAATAGTTAATATACCTTATACTTGTGCGTTTTACAAGGAATTTACATATCCGGAATTAGAAGCAAGCGGCGTTTCGATAGAAAATCCAGGTAATAATATATTTCTAAGAGATTTCAAAGAGAAGTTATATAACTTCTTAAAGAATATTTAATTATTTTTACAAAAAGAAAATAGGAAGAAGCAATGTTAAAAACTTATACAATTGATGAGTTACTTAATGAATACTATAATATAGCAAAGGAACAATTTGAATTAAATAATATTAAAATTTCAAAAACAGGTGTTATTGGATATTTACTTTATATATTAGGTTACATAAAAAAAGACTCTGAATACTACTATAATTACTTATATAAAGAACTTCTTCCTTTAACTGCCCAAGAATATTCTTCATTACTCCTACACGCGGCGTTATTTGGATATCAACCTTTATTTGCAAATCCTGCGACGTATAAAGGTAACATTCAAATATATTTACCAAAAATAGACAATTCAAATATAGTTTCTAGAACTATTACTATACCGAAAGGAACAACATTTAATATAAATAATCTTATATGGACTTTAGATGCTGAATTAACAATACATAGATCATTACATAATAATTATGCAGTATATAACTCAAAAGAGGGTATTAAAAAAGTACCTATTGTCATTAAAACGGATCCTATTAATGCTGATATTGAATATATAGAATTAGATTTACTATATCTTAAACAATATATTTTCAACCAAATAGAATTTACAATGCCATACTATGATTATGGTGTATATTATAGATACGAATTAAATATAGATGATGGTTATCTTGCTGATATAGATATTTATGTTAAAACACCCGATACTGATGAGTTTACTAAATTTGATATTTCATTTACTAAATTTGGTTATTCTGATACTGATAATGTAGTATTTATTTCTCAAACTTCTGAAAAATCATATGTTCTTGAATTTGGTAATGGTATTATCGGGCGATATATACCACAAAATTCTGAAATTCAGATTAAGTATAAGATAACAAAAGGCTCTAATGCAAATTTCTATAACGGCGAATTAGTATTATTAGATCAAATTACCGTTATAGAGAAAAGAATTGATAATACTTATAATACTTATACTATTGGTAAAGATGCTGTAAAAGGACAAGTATTAAATCCAATTACTGATGGGCGTGATATTGAGACGCCCGAAGAATTAAGATCAAATATCCTCAAGTATATTAGAACTAGAAATAATTTAGTTAAGTTTGACGATTATAAGATACTGTTTTCTTCATTATTTAATTACGAGTTTTTATTCAAAAAAATTAATTTCGTTGATAACGACATTTATATTTATGGCGCGTTATATAACCCATATTATCAACCATATAAGACAATTTCAATAACATTAAAAGAATCTGAATTTAATCCTTCCAACTCTAAATATATATACAAATTTAGATATACTTATCAAAAACAGAACAAAATTCCTTATCCATTTCCTGAAGAGGTATATACTACACAAACTATATCAAATACAAACATAGTCCCCGTAAATGATATAACTAAGTTTCATAAAAATCAAGAAATTGTATTCAATAACGATATAACAAATGTATATACAGTAACTGACATTAATTCTGATGATAACACTATAACTTTAGATAAAAAGATTGATAATCTACCTAAGAATACACCAATACAGTATTTAGACTACGAAAGAGTTAATTTAATATCTCCATTTCTATATAAGAAAAATGATTTATTAAATACGTATGATGGATATCTGATATTAACAGAAGATATTTATATGGATATTATTTATGCAGATCAAAATAATATCGTGCCGAATATTATATTTAAAATTACTTTCGATGATGACTTCAATAATGTTAACTTTAGTATAATACCATACGATAACACAGATCTATCTGCATATAATTTTCAGCTAACTATACCCGAATTAAACATTTATAATGTAATACTTAATGACACAAATAAATATACTTATGCAATTTCAATTACCGATGATATTTTTAATATATTACTTAACGGTATAACAATAGATATAAATGTTTATCTTAGTGATGTCAAGATAGCTGAATATAAGAAAGAGTCTCATACGTTTATTTTTAACCTAGCGGATTTATTAAGATTGAAGAAGTTTATCGATTCAACATCGGGCGATACTTATATAATACAAATACCTATGATTTCCGAAGATGAATATAATGTAGATCCATTATACATACAATCAAAAATAAAATCTCTTTTAGTAAATACAGAATTATCAGAAAATAGACTACCATCTGTGCAACATTCATTTAGATTTTATAACACGCTAGAATTATATCCGACACAAAAATATCTCAAAGAAGATATACCTACAGATTATATTAATTTACCTCTACAATTAAAGCTTTATGTTGTTTTTGACAAACAGCAACTATCACAATCAAATATTTCTATTAATGATTATATTGAGCAAATAAAATTAGATTTAGCTAAGTATTTAACAGATAATTATACAACAACAAAAATAGAATTTTACACATCAAAAATTGAGGATTTTGTGCATAACTATAAGTATGTTAAATATGTTAAAGTATTATCGCCCGAATATAATATTATTGTGAATGATTTTGATAAAATATTATCCAGTTATACAGACAAATTAGATGTTGCTAAATTTAATCCTGTATTATTCTGGTGGGATGTAAACAATATTGATATTGTGTATGTTATTGAGTAGACCATAACCAAAAATAAAAATAGATGGCCGGATCCGGCCATCTATTACTTTTCTATTTCCTTTATCTGGTATTCTATTTCGTACTCTATTTCGTCTAACTCTTTTTCTAGTGTATCTAATTCTTTTTCTAATTCGCTGGTTGTCTTGTATGACTCGTAAATTGCTATAATTATCATAGCCATTAAGAGTATTAGTGTTACATACATTTTAGTACTCCTTTTTTATATATATAAAGGTATTTCAGTTTCAATTAAATAATATCTATACTATGTAAATTCAAAAGTTGAAAAGGAGGAATAATTTTTAATTATGTCTAGTCAGGATTTAGCAAAAGAATGGATGAAATGTAAGTTAAATCCACTATATTTTATATTCAATTATGTTAAGGTGCCAGTAGTAGGTGGATATGTTCAATTAACTTTTGATAATACATTACCTAAACATAGGGCGATAGTAAAAACAGTATATAGATTTCATAATGTAGTTATTTTAGGTTCGAGGCGTGCGTTTAAAACAACTTTTGCTTTAGCATATGCATTATGGGCAAATTTATTTTATCCTAACTATAAAACTGTTATAATTAACTATAAAAAAGAATCAGCTAAAGAAAACTTAAATACTATAAAATCAATGTATAAACAATTGCCTGATTTTTTAAGAGTCCCTTTAAAGTGGAAAGGAGAGAAATTAGAATATATTGAATTCCAGAATGGTTCTAAAATATCAATTATGGTTCCGGCTTCTAATGTTGATCCTAATACTATTGGTAGAGGTTTGAATATTCCATTGCTTATTTGGGATGAAACAGCATTTGTTAAAGGTGCTGAAGAGATATGGGCAGCTGCGCAACCTGCATTAAGATCCGCCCGCGAACAAGCAATAAAACATAATTATCCATACGGAATATTTCTAATTTCAACCCCTAATGGTAAAGAAGGTAAAGGCAGATTCTTCTATGAGCAATATTCATACGCTACACCAATTGAAGAATTATATGATTTAGATAATGAAGATTGGTTAACTGATGATCCTGAAGAATTATATAATACAATTTTGCAGAACAATCCGTATAGAAATACATTTATTAGAATTAGAATACATTGGTCTGAATTCCCGCAATATGATGATAAATGGTATGAAGAACAGAAAAGAGAATTAGGATATTATACTTCTGCTAAAGGTAGAAGAAGAGTAAATCAAGAATTGGATTTGATGTTTTTAGGTTCTGAAGAGTCATTATTTCCTGATGAAGTTTTATCTGAATTACAACCCCAAAAACCAATTGATTATATACAATTATCATACGGCGCGAGTTTAAAAGTATTTAAAGAATTTAATGAAAATGATTACTATGTAATTGGTATAGATACTGCTAAATCAATAGCAGGCGACTATTCCGCAATAGAAATTTTTGATCAAAATTTCAACCAAATAGCAGAATTAAAATATAGATTTGGAATGGTAGAAAGATTTATTGATGTTATAAAACAAATCACACAAATCTTGATAAATGATTATAAAATAACAAACTTCAAACTATTCATAGAAAATAACTCATATGGTAATCAAGTAGTTGAAGCATTAATCAATGAAACAAAATTTGATTTTTCATCTTATTTATACTATCAAATCAAAAAATCAGGTAGTATAGATTATGGTATTACAACAACAGGTAAAAATAAAGAGCTGATCATAGACTGTTTATATGAATATATTATTAATAACCCAAAAAGAATTAAATCACAAGATTTAATCTCAGAATTACATGTTATAGAAAGAAAAGGTCAAAAAATTCAAGCTGCGAAAGGTTATCATGATGACTTATTTATGGCAGCATCATTCGCTGCATTCGGATTAAAAGAACTAATAAAATCAGGTGAAATTATAATAGATCAAGAACAAAAAGAAAAACAAAGAAAAATATATAAATCATTAATATCAAACATACAATTAGTCGATCCAAGAAAGGATAAGATAAAACGTAAAGATACAAATGATATCAATGATTTAATTGTAGATAAGGATTATGATGACGAAAATAATTTTTTATCTAGTTTTGAATTTATTTTAACTTAGTAAAAGTAAAGTAAATAGATAGGTATTTTGTCATGGCTAATACTGCTGTTGTAAATAGACAACAATCAAATGTTTATATTCAGGAACCACAATATAATCCCAGCCAATCTCAATATGCAAATAATACTAAAGATTTATTAGAAGTACTTCAGAAAATTGAGAAGCTTAAAGTACAAAAAGCAGAACAAAATATTCAAACCAGTCAAACATTAAAACAAACCTATGAAAGTAATTATGATACGGGCAGATTAGATTATCAACATTATGAAAAATATAACAAGATATACAAAACACTTAAATTAGGTATAGACCCTTCTATGGCGGTATCTAAAATACATCCTGGACTTTCACTACCAGTTGGTATGTTATGGTCACAAGGATTATTATATCCAGCTAAATATGGCTATATGAATAAGTCTTTTGTATATGGCGCATTGCATCATTTTATGCCAGGATTAACTCCTGATATCCTCACAGGATTAGTATTAACTCATTATATGTTACAAAAATCTCCAGATGTATTAAAAAGTATTTATGAAAGAAATAAAGCTAGATTGACATATGGTAATACATTACCATTAACAGAACACGCGTATCAGAGTTATAGAATACTTAACGATTTTACTAAATTATTCTATATTCCTATGATATCTTTAATGACTGCTGGATTGCTTGGTAAAGGTTTAGGTTTAGCTTCTTCCTTTGCAGTCTCTGGTATCTCGCATTTACCATTGGCATTAAAATTAGCATCAGCCCCAACATTATTACCGTTACAAGGATTATCTATTGCTTCGAATATTATTAATGCAACTGGGATACCCAATGCATTAATACATGCAGGTGCTCTTGCTGGTAAATATCTAAATCCATTTAAGACACTTTTCCCTGTATTAGGTAATATAACAGGATTAAATTCGTTAGCTAATTATATAGCTTACGGCACAACAAATACTGGTTTAATAGAACTAGCTAAGAAATATACTACACAAACAGCAATACAAGAAGCAGTAAAATCCGGTGCGATAAGTCCTGAAATAGCAAAAACTTTAATGAATCTGGGCGGTATACATAATCTTCCGTTAGTAGGTAATTTATTGTCGAGTATTATAACTCACCCAGCCGTACCAGTTGCTACTGTATTTGCTGCAACTGGTATGATAACGGCACTTGCTAGATCTTTTGCAATGAGAAAATATCGTCCGAAGAATGTAAATGCTTATGAATTAGAACAACAAACTTCTGCATCATATCAACTTCAGCCATTATTAATGCAATTAATTTCTAGAGATAATAGAGTTGTTCCTATTTCTGTATTACAATTACAGACATTAATGCTTATAGAACAACATACATCTATTATTCCTTTACTATATAACTTATTACATCAATCTTCTGAAATAAAACGTACTGGCTCAGAAGAAGGTAGAGATATAATCTATGGCAAACAAGTTGAACCTGAAGATATTTACTGGTTTGAAAAGCCGCAGAAATTCTTAGAGAAATTAAGAGTTAAATACGATCCATTCACACAATTAATTAACTACATAGCAACTGGTAAGAATCCTCGAGAATTCATTAAAGAAATTCTCGAGCGCGAAAAAACAAGAAATGAAGAAAGACAAAAAATATCTAAAGAATTAGGTATTTCTTACACAACAGCATCATTATTAGGTACTAATGCACTATATCTTATTTCTCAGGCTAAATCATACGAATCTAAAGTAATTGCTCTATTATCAGGTATATATGATTTAAATAGATCTCAGCTTTCAGAATTAATGGCTATTAGGAAATATGGATTTGGTATCAAAGAATCTATTAATGTAGAACTTAATGAACCATTCCAAAAATCATTTATTAATATTATAGGCGATACTGTAAAAGGTATTGTAAAATATAACTTTAACGTATATAAAGGCATTTATAAGTATTTAAGGGGTCAAAGAGAGGAAGCAAGAGAAATATTTAAAGATATTAAAACTACTTTTAAAGAAACATTCACGGAAGCTCCAGTATTTAATGCATTATATAATTCAGTAAAAGTAATATCATCTATACCTAAGTTATTCAAAAAAGAAACTTATATAGATTTAAAAGAGAAAGTAAAACAAAGATTTTCGAAGCAGAAACAAATTGAAGAAATTCAATTAAGTATAAATGAGCAGCAATTAGAGTTAGATAAAAGACAAATTGATTATCTTGAGTCTATGGATTCAACACTACAAGGTATATATCTCATTTTAAGAGATATATATAAATCCTTTTTAACAATTCTGCCTAAAAATATCAGAGATGAAAAAGAGAAAGTTATTAATGCCATTGATAAGTATTTAGCAATTAAACGACGCGCAATAACAGAAAGATTAAGACAAAAAGAATCCATAGAAGAAGAACCAATAAAAATAAGTGTTAAATATGATCAGAAGAAACATCCAGATTATATTGAACAGTTTATAATTTCGCCTGTTAAACGCGCAGTATCACCTATATTAGAAAAACTTGAAAAGAAAAAAGTCGATTTCGAACAATATATAAAGAATAGAAACCGACAGATAAAACACACATTATTATCATATTCATATAATAAACCAACAGAACGTTTATTAGAAGAAATTAGTAAAGTTAATACTACAGATATATTTAATCTCATTAAAAATACAATCAAAGAGATTAAGCATATACCTAAATTTGCAAAGGGTGGCGAAGTTCCTGGTATAGATACAGGTAAAGATAAAATCGTATCAATATTAAGACCGGGCGAATTTGTATTATCTCATGATCATCTAAGAGAATTAGGTAAAAAATACATTAAAGAAATAATTACTAATGTCAAAGCTAAATCAGAATCGTTATTACAAAGACAAAAAGAAGTCTCACAACAATATGAAAAAGTAGAAGAAAAACGATATAAGAAATCATTACTAGAATATATAGGCGGTATTTATCAATTACTAAAGAAGGGCTTATCATATAGCAAAGAACAACAGAAAAAACAAGAAGACGGTAGTAGTATTTTTGATATCTTATCTGGTGCATTTGGTGTTGGATATTTATATGGTAAGAAATTCTTAGGTAAAGTATCGGCGATTATTTCGGAAAAGTTAATTAAACCTTTATTTATTTTCTTTACTGAAAAAGTAATACCTGCATCTATTAAAAATTTTACTTCTAATATATCAGGTAAATTAGGAAGTAGTTTTATAGGTAAGTTATTAGGTAAATTATTTACAAAAGGCGCTGCTAAGATAGGATTGAGAGCTTTACCATTTGGAATAGGTGCTGTATTAGCCGAAGGGTTAACAGGTGGTAGTACTATTGATGTAATCGGCGCAGGATTAGGTGGTGCTATTGGTGGTGCATTAGGATTAGTAGGTGGCCCTATAGGTGAATTTTTTGGTTCCATAATCGGCGCAGAAATAGGTAAATTTTTACTTAATAAAATATGGGATTTTGTGACTTTAACACCTAAATATATTAAAGATAAAGCTAAGGCAGCATTAGAATGGTTTGAGAAGAAATTTGAAGATTTTAATTTTGATAAGATAATTAATTTCATATTAAAACCATTCGAATATATATTCTCATTACCAATTAAACTATTTAAAACAATCAAATCTGGTATAAGTAAGTTATTTAAAGGTGCTATTTGGTTATTGAAAAAGATTCCCGGCGTCGGTGAAATATTAGATAGATTAGGTATAGGAACTGAAGGTTCATCGAAAATCACCACGGGATCAGAAAGACTTGCTGATATACAATTAGAGATAGCAGGTGTAAAACAGAACAAAGCTGATACATCAATAGTTCATACTGTTGCTAAACATCTTAAAAGTGGTTATCATAAAGCTAAAGAAACAGCTAAATCAATATTCAATTGGTTTAGATCTAAAATATTCGGCGATAAACCAGAACAAAAAGCAGCAGATATTATTACAGGCTCAGATATTCTTGCGCAAGCTCAATTAGAAGCAGAATCAAGTTTAAATCCATATGCAGTATCTCCAAAAGGTGCTAAAGGAATAGCTCAATTTATGCCTAAGACGTGGGAATATATTTGGACTAATAAAGATAAATTTGCCAAGTATAATCCTGAATTGAAGAATTTTGAAGGCATTCCTGATATATTTGATGTTAAAGCTCAAAAAGCGGCTTATAAAGCATATATGAATTATCTAAGAGAAAAATTTGGCGGCAGCATACAATGGGCACTTGCTGCATATAACTGGGGTGAAGGTAATGTAAAAAGATTATACGAGAAATATCACGGTAATTTCTCATTAGCATTTGCTCATCTACCTAGAGAAACACAGAAATATGTTAAAAAGATATTAAGTAAGGCTCAATCTGTCGCGCGCAAAATAGAATCAACTAATTTCTATAACACTTTAAAACAACATGCTGAATCTGTCAAAAAAGACGTATATAATACAATTGCAAATCTTACAAAAACAGAAGAGCCTACATCGACAACTAAAGAACAAACTACTAAAGAAACAACTACAACAGAAGTTAATACACAAGTTCCACCACAAACAGCTAATATAGCACAGATCAAGGAAATTATAGATACTAAAACAATACTATTTATTAATAAATTGTTTGATAATTCCTTATTTGCATTTGAAGAATATATATATAAGAATATTTTCGATCAGTATAACTAGATAGATGTAGATTTAACTGATTTCTATTTGAGAGATTAAATTTCTGGGTGGGCTTAGCCCACCCATCTATATTTTCAGAAGGTGTTAGAACAATGGCGATAGAGAAAGATGGATTTATACATATAGGCATACCTTGGGGTTTTAATGAATGGACAGATGTTGATAATTATTATACAGATTTGATCTATTCAAATATTTCCGTCGTTGATTTTATACCAGTTATACCGAAATTGAATAAAAAAGTTGCAAAAGATGATAAAAAAACAAAAGATGAAGGTATTTTGGCTAAAGTATTAAAAGAATTATATATTCCTGATCCTGATAAAGGTTGTTCATATTATAATGGTTTGTTAAAAAGATTTGGTTTAGCGGAGAGTTGCGATCAATTTAAAGGCATAAGATTATATCTTACAGATAATACACAATTAGCTGAAACAGTAAATAATGAATATTCCGAAAATGTATTTGGTAGAACTGCTAAAGCATTAACTGAAAAAACTATTGGCTCAATAACTAGACCGGTAGGCGAAGCAGTCAGAACAGTAAAAGGAACATTATATGCGCCGCCCGATCAAGTATTAAAAATGCTAACAGGCGGCGAACAATCAACTAGTTCTATAATGTCTAATTTGAAAACAATAGATTCATTATTATCTGGATTAAGAGTAGATTTCCCAGTTATATGGCAGAATACTAGTTATGCAAGAAGAACAACATTAAATGTTGTATTATCTACACCATATGGCGCACCAGAAGCTGTTTGGGTTTGGATTGTTAGGCCGTTGATATTTTTATTGCTATTAGGTACGCCTGTTAACTGGAATGGTCCGATAGGATATCCATTATACATATCAGTAAGATCTCATGGTTTATTTTATATGCAATTAGCCGCAATTGAATCAATAACAATAGATAGGGGCGGTCAAAATACAATATTCAACGTATATAAGCAACCATTAAAAGTAATTTTAAATATAACTATTAGAGATTTATTCTCCTCATTATCAGTTGATCCTGATGTTAATATGACTAAAGAAGATGTTGTTTCATGGGTAACAAAGCCAAAAAGTGATTTTGATATCACTAATGTTGATAATAATTCAATGCCAACTGTTGATAAGTTAATCAAATCATTTGCCCCGCAACCAATTAAAAATAAAGATTCAAGTGCGTTTTTTAAATCAAGAGTAAAATTTAACAACGCTTCAACACCAAAACCAACACAGTTATCATTAACATCAAAACAAAACACAACAAATATTTCACAAACTAATTTGGATAAAACCACCCGATACATAGATAAAGAAAGAAGTGAAATTGATAATTCTTTAAACAACATGGATGTAGAATATGTTTAGTATAAACAATACAGTACAACATATAAAAACACAATTTCCTGAACTTTATTCAAAATCTTCTTATGTGATAAATAAAAAACTAAGTAATATTTTTGCAATATATCTCTATCTCAATGATATATCAATAATTTATAATAACCACATTGATTTCAATACATCGGAAATTTTAAATAACTATGAATTTACGGCCGATGATAATTTAATCATTTCAAAATACAATACAAATGTGTATGCTAAGTATGTTTATGATAATACACTAATCTATCGATATGAAACATTTGTATCTTTCAAAAGAAAATTTAATATAATTTCTGCGCTTAAACAAAGGAATAGCAAATTAATACTTGAATTACCATCTTTCTTTAATAATAAATCCAAAGTTTATGATACGTTATTGTTTATATCAATTAACGTTAATCTAAAGACGCAAGTTTCAAAATTTTTAGCCGATAATCCAAATATATTCGCTCAACTTAGAAATAAATTAGATCAGTTTAATAACAAGCTTATTGTTGATTTTCAACATTATTTTAAACAACTCCCGCCCGAACTTTCTATTTACATTTATAATAAACATGATTTATATGAGAAAATTTTCAGAAAAGTAAATATTACATACTCATTATTATATCCAGTTTTACAAAAGTATATTGTTTATTTACTGTATAAATACTACCTAGATAATTTAGAAAATATACAGCTAACTTCATCAGATATATTACCAAAAATTGCAAATGATTATAAAACATGTCTTCAAAATATAATCGATGATATTAATGATATAATGTTATCAAGATACTATATTAAGGATATTGATTCACAGATGCTACATTTATATCACAATATAATGTACAAACTAGAGAACTTTAATTTTGTTGTAGTAAGAGATAAAGTTAATAACTGTGTTATTGAATTTAATAAGAGTGATTTTGAAGATATTATAAATACAATTAGCGACGTAATAGTTTTTAATAATGATCTAAAGCGCGCGTTATTTAAATCAATATTAATAGACCAAATAGCAAATAACTATAATACATATACAGAATTTACAGCAGATAGTAGATTGAGTCAAAAATATATATTTTTAATACTGCTTAAACTAATTGATTATGTATGTGATGATCTAACATATGATGATATAAACATACAGGATATTAATGTTCAAGATTATAAATTTGAAATAGATGGCAATATGATTAAAACAAATTTAATTGTAAACATAAATGATTATTTAGATTTTATAAAGGCATTTTATATACATAAATTAATGTTCCTAAAGTAGTTTCTGCTTTTAGAGGAGGTATCTGATTTTGATCACAGATCTTCAAAAAAGTATATTTGAAAAGTTTATCACAGATAGTTTTCTTGAAAAACTTAATACCGTGACAATTCTAAATAAAAACACTCAATCGGTTATTCCAGTATTTAAACAATTTATAAATGAGATAATTGATATTTATAGGCAGATAAGATATGAACAGCTATCGAATTTAAATGTAATAGATAAGTCGAAAGTAGAACAGATTTTAAATAATGAAACTAAATATCATATATTGCTATTTACTAAAGAAATATTAAATGCTAAAGAAAGCAATTCTGCATTGTTTAACAATTTATCTGAAAAAGATAATATATTTGAACTTATCTACAGTAATTCTGAAAAGATACAAACTTTTATAAATAATCTAAAGCAGAAAATAAGTACTATTACTAATGAAGGAAGATCTGATTTAATTGATATTTATTTAAAAGAAATATTTGACGTAATAGAATTATTTAACGAAATCAAGAATATAAATAACATCGCCGCGGACTATGAGATTTTACTAAAAAGTATAAATGAGAATAAGATTACGTCGATCTATTCATTATTAAATCAATTTAAAGAAGTCATACAAAATTCTTATATTAAAATTGTAGAATCATCAGTATCTAAAGAAAAAAGTAAAAATGATATTTTAGAAAAACATTCAATAATTACATTTGGAGCATCTACATTATCAGAAACTATTACAGATTATATTACAGATCAATATGATATATTACCTACTGGTTTAAAATTCATAGATGATATAATGGGCGGATTAGAATCAGAAAATACATATATACTTTGTGCGCCGTCTAATCATGGTAAGTCATTAATGTTAATTGATATAGGCAAAAGTGTTATTAAGACTAATATAGATGATTTTGATGAAAAAGATGTGATATTACATATCACTCTAGAAGATAATAAAGTAAAACTATCTAGAAGAATATTTACAATTTTTGGAAATTATCCGCCGCGCGCGATTAAAAAACTCTATTACACAATAAATAAAAAATATCGTTATTTGTTAAAAACACAATCTAATAATTCCGAGATAATAAGTTACTTTAAATCATATGTCAATACTATTTTTCATAATATAGAAGTAGATTCTATTAAATCAATAACTAAGGATAAAGTACTATATATGATACAAGATCAATCAGATGGTAATTATACATCCTCTAATCTACTAAATACACTAACTATTTTAAAATTAAAGGGATATCGTGTTAGATTAATTTTATTAGATTATGTTGATTTGATGTCATCTTCAAAAAGACTTGATAAAGAATATGATGAGCACGGGCAGATTATAAAAGATCTAAGATCGATTGCCAAAGAATATCACATACCTATTGTATCAGTTACACAACTAAAAAGAGAAACTGAAAATCCAAAAGTCCCTCTTTCTAATACTGCTATAGGTGATTCTTATAAAAAAGTAAGGTTCTCAGATTATATATTTATGTTAAGACAGCTATATGATTTTAATATTGAAGATATTCTTGAGTATTATCCTATAAATAAATATACTACGCCGGAAGAATATAATGATTTAATTAATCAAATATTGCCGGCCGAATATGCAATAACTAAAGTAAAAGATTCTGATAAAACATTATCAAGTAATGATAAAAAATATCTATTATTCAGCAAATTTAACTTACGTTTTTATGATAATATAGAGGAACTATATAACGATTATAAAATTTCCATCGAAAAACAACAATTAATCGAATCATATATTCATAATGTTTATAATTTTGAAACAGCATATAAACAATTATTATCAACCGAACAAATCAAATCTAATTCAAGCAATAATACAATTATTTAATTTTTTTATTTAATATCAAAAGGAGTTATTAGTCATGAAGAAATTTGATGAACTTGTTATAGATATCCTTGCTGAATCTGTTATGGATGCAATAACACTTTTTGAAAAATCTGTTGAAGAAACTCTTGCTTATACAGCTATACTTGAAGAAACTAATAAACAATCAGCAGAAATGCTTGAAGCAATACTTTCTGAAGAAGAAAATCAAGAAACTGAAAAGAACGAACCAGTAAACGATGAATCTTCTGATTCTAAGGTTGAATCTGAATCTAAGACTGAAGCTAAAACTGAAATTGAAGATGAAACCTCTTTATCTGAGTCTTCTTTTGAGGAAGCACTTGATAAACTTCTTTCTGAATTTGCTGGTGAGTAATTATTACAGGGGCGTTGTTTATCGCGCCCCGTTATAATTTCTTATTAGGAATTAATCTATATAAAAAAGAGAGGACAAGTTTCAATATGGCGGTATTTGATAAAATTTTATCTTTTATACAGAAGTCTAATGAAGATATTTCTGCTATTCCAGAAATTTTAAATATAGATAAAGAACCAAATAAACTAAATAGAGATAATCCCGAAGACTCAGACTTAATATCAGTACAAGTATTAAGAAGAATTATAGATCTAGTTAAAAATAATCAACAAGATAATTTAAGTGATAATGAACTAAATGATTCTGATGCATATCATAGTATATATGATCAGATATCGAACTTATATAAGGATACATCTATTCCTAGGGATAGATTACAATATTATAAACAAATAGAAGAAGTCCATGATTCTTTCCCAATCGCACGGCGCGTTATACATCAATATATAACATCAATATGTAAAGTAGATCCGATAACTAATAGAATTATAATAATAAAAGAAAACGAAGGTATATCAGATATCATTAACGATTCTCTTATTTCACTAACTAAGAAAAAAATAAACTTAATCCTAACATACTATGATATTGAAGATAAATTAAAAAATAGAATTGTACCTAATTCATTAAAATATGGAAACTATTATGTAGAAATAATTGATAAAAATGAGATATTAGGAATTGATAATTTATTACAAGAAGATTATCATGAAAGGTTAAATTATATCGAAGAAAAAATAGAACTATTTAAACGAAATATTAATAATGATGAATTAGATGATTTTGATAAATTTAGTTTTATAGCAGATATATTATTTGATATTGATTTATCACTACTACCTGATGATAAAGAATTTATATATGAAAATGCGGCGCGTTCTAGTCAACTACAGCTTCTAGAAGAACAAACAAATACTGAACATACTGATAAAGACCAACAGAATAATATTAGTGATAAATTAAAAACATGTATATCTAAGATAACAGTTGAATCATTATCAAATATAGAATTACGCTTATATTCGCCGCATTATGTAATTCCAATACATAATGAACAAAAAATCTTAGGATATTTAATATTTTCACCTGATAATAATAATTCAAATATATCCGCGCAATACGATATAACCAAGTATTTATCACAGATATTCAATCAGTCACAAGAATCTACATTATCACTTAAAGAACAAGCTAAAAGAAATTATAAAAAATTCGTAGATTTTATAATTTCTAAATTATACGAAAGATTTAGAGATGAATTAGATAAATTACCTACTAACCAAGAAAAAACCAGACTTTTACTACAAACACTATATAAGAATGATAAGCAACTTTTCTCTATTATAAGAGATTTATTTGTTGAGAAAAAGATCTTTTCATTTAAAGTTAGATATGTTCCGGCCGATAGAATAGTTAATTTTATAATAGATAGTCAAGACTGGCCATACGGTCAATCTGTAATAGAACCACTAATATTCTACTCAAAGTTATATATGTTAACACTATTATCTAATGTTATTACTAAAATATCAAGAGCATCTGTAATAAGAAAATGGATATTAGATGTTGGCATCGCCCAACAACAAGGTAACTTAGTCCAGCAATTAAAAAGAGAACTAACTAATAAAATTATTACAATAGATTCAATTGGGTCATTATCTGCTATACCTAGAATATTAACTGATTATAAAGATTTAATTACATTACAAAAAAATGGTAGATCTTTTGTAGATTTTATGGTTCAACAAACAGGCGATCCAACTGTAGATATACAGGATTTAGATTTTCTGAAAAGTGAAATTATATCCTTATCTAAGGTACCTAGTCCATATTTAGGTTTAGTTGATACTGTAGAATTAAGAGAACAATTAGTAACTGCTAATATAATATGGGCCGAGACTATATCTAGTTATCAACAACAATTCATTGATAAGATAAATGAATTAATCAATAAGATATACTTAGTTGTGAATAAAGAAACATATTTGAATTCCGATAGTAATTTAATATTACCTAGTGATATAGCTAAAGCAGTCTTAAATCAACCAGTTATGTTACAACTACAATATCTTGATGCAGTATTTGTTTCAATGTCTAATACTTTACAGTTGTTATCTTCAACACCCGATGGCCAAAATATTGATATAATTAAATTCCTCAAGAAATTTATACCTACTATTGATTGGGATGAATTTCTTAAAACCAATGATGACTATAAGAGAAATGAATTACAACAAATAACAACACAAAATATGCCGCCGAATAATCAAAATAATAGTCCGTTCTAGTAAATTTTAATACGAGAGCACTGAAATGTATTACCTCCTATATGAACAGAATGATATAGAATCTGAAAATATTCAACAAGAAGAAAATCCCGAATTAACATCTAATCAGACTTTATCTTTACTATCTGATTATATACTAAAATATACCGTTATAAATCAAATTGAAAAAATAAAAGAGACATTAACAAATTATGTTGATAAATATCCCAATATTCAATATGTAATTAATATTATTGAAGATATAAAACCCGCGTTACATGCATTAACAACCAATGATGTATTAGCTATATATGACGACATTATAAATACATTAACAAAGTTAGGACAATTTGTTAAAAAGAAGACTGAGGTTGAAAACAATGCTTAAATTTATAATTGAAGAAGCTTATACGCCTGCAGAGAAGCCTGTAATCATACAAGATAAAAAAGTAGGCGATAATAAATACAAATTAATATTCAAAACAATTCTCCAAGAAGCTGATACGCCCAACCAAAACAAGAGAATATATCCTAAATCTGTTCTTGAAAAAGTAGTTCAACAACTACAACCAAAAGCAAAAAATAGAGAATTATTATCTGAATTAGATCACCCTTGGGTTAATACTAAAGATCAAGATATTTTAAAAAGAAGAGCCGCACAAATAAGACTTTCAGAGGTTTGTTGCCTAATTAGAGATATACAATTTGATGGTAAATATGTAATTGCTGAATGTGAAACACTAACAAATCAGAAAGGGCTAGATTTATATGGTTTAATTAAAGATGGTGTAAATATAGGTTTTTCATTAAGGGCATTTGGGCCTGTAATGCCCGGTCCAGACGGCACAGTAATAGTAGGCGATGATATAAAAGCTATAACTTATGATGTAGTATCAAATCCTTCACACTCTAATGCAAGAATTCTAGAATTCTTAAATGAAGATATCAATCTATTTAAACTAGATAGTAATGAATTATTGATAGAAAATGCTTCTGTAGAAGATAATAAAACAAAACAGACTATTTATTTACCAATCGGGGCGATTATTAACGATTTAAATGAAGATGATTTATCTTCACTACAGAATTTTGATGATATAAATATACAAGCATATACTATTTCTATCGACCCAGAAAACAATAAAGTTACTATTTGTAATAATAATCAATGTGTAACTAAATCATTAGATGATTTAGTTAAAGTTATTATAGGTAGAAATAGATATGCTAAATTAACAAATGCAGATTCTAATTGTGAATTTTATCCGTTAGTAGGATTCGGGCGCGCCATAAAACTATCTATGCAATCAACCAATAATTATAAACCATTTCTAAATCCTATTACAGATCCAGTTCTATTAACAAGCAAAAATACTAATGATATAATTAATGATGATAATGCAGAATATGAAGATACTATGGATATTGATCCTACAATTCAATTAAATAATGCAATTGAAAAATCCTTTGAAAATGATTTAGATTTATTAGAGCAAATATTAAATGATGATAATATGGAAGATAAGATAGATGAGTTATTTGAATCTATATACAATATCGCGGCGCGTAAATTAAATGAATCTAAAGACATTCTAGTTTTAGAAGATTATTTTGATTTAGAAGATCTTTCAAATAATAATATCAATAATTGCTCCCTACTAGAGTCTAATATTAACACTACTACTAATATTGATGATTATATTACAGACGATGATTTTGAATATGGAACTACTACTATTGATGATTTAGACTATCAATTAAACTACTACTTAAATGAAATTGAATCTTATCTAACCAACATAGATAATTTAGTAATAAATAACTATAATAAATCTCTAGAAGAATGTATTCAAGAACTAAACTCAATACCTTCTATATTAGAGGAATTATACTTAGAAGATCAGAAATATAATGAAAATAGTATTTTAAGCGAAAATGATATTATTTCTGAATATGAGCTAGATATTTTATTAAACCATCTATTAAAAGAATACTATAATGAAATTAAGGAATCTCTTAATTTAGCATCTAATGATATATTAGATGCTATTTTCTTTGAGCATATTTTCTATGATTTTAAGTAAATAATGTTGTATTATTTTAAAAATTTATTAAACAAAAAAGGAGTAATTAGACATGGCTTTAATATTGGAACAGTATGATTCTTATGTTAAACAAAACAGATCTCTTATTGAATCTGATCCTGTAGGATTTCTAAAAGATAATACTGCATTTAAAGATTTTATCACTGCACTTTCTGAAGCTATTGAAGATAAAGATGCTAGAGAAGCATTTAAAACAGTAGCTTATAGGGAAAGAGAAGTTCTTCAAGAATCCGGCGATCTCTTAACTGGTGAAGGAAGAGCTTGGGCGATTATGTACTTCCCAATACTCGCAGATGTATATCAAACACCTCTTATTTCTAAACTTCTAACTGTATTTACTACTTCTCAGAAAAGAGTTGCTATTCCAAGAAAATCTGTTGTCGGTGAAGTTATAAAAATCGACGGCACAGTTCTTGATAAAGTAGAACTTCCTTCTTCTACCGCTGTAAGGCCTAATAAAATAGTTGAAACTATTAGCGAAGGTAAAACAAATCTCTTCTCTCTACTTTCTATAACTGATAAAGCAAAAATTAATCAAAGATACTTTGCTATTACTAAACTAACTCTCACAGATAATGATGGTTCTAGTACTACTACAGTAAATCTTCCTGTAGTTATCAGAGCAGACTTCTCCGGTAACTTCTATGGTGAAGCTCAATTTACTGCTGCCGGTGACGGTAAAACTGTTAATGTAATTGTTACAGGTAATGTAAACTTCGAAACCGGCGAAATCGTACTTTCTAAAAACATTATAACTGATTCTTCTGATACTATTGACTTCCAAAATGCAACTGTAGAATGTAGAATTAACGTATACGGCGCCGATAAAGGAAAAGTTAAAATTAAACTCAACGTAGAAGATGAACTCAAACTTCAACTCGATGAAGATAATACATTCTTCATCGAACTAATTGATGAAGAAGTTCAAGACTTTAAAGATATTTATAACATAGATCTTCTTGCTTCCATTATGGAAGTTGTTAAACTCCAATTCCAATTAAATAAAGATGCAGATGTAGCAGATCTTCTTAAACTTTCTGAGCCTGATATGGCTAAATATGGTAATACTGCTACTATAGATTACTCTTCTATTCCTACTTATCTCACACCTGCTAATATTGCAGATGTATTCTCTCTCGTAGTACCTAAGATTCTTGCTGTTGCTTCTTCTATCGAGAAGAATGCGCACGTAACACCTCAATATCTTGTTACAGATAGGAAGACAGCAATTACACTAGAAGCTCTTCAGTCTTTCGCTACCGCTCAAATGAATACACAAGGACAAGGAAAATTAGGACCTGCTGCTTCCGCACTTCAATTTACTAAGTTCACAATATTTAAATCTGATTCTGTTGAAGAAGGAAAGATTTATGTAGTTTATAAGGCAAATAATAAATCCGCCGCTGCTCTTGTTGATGTTGTTTATAAACCGCTCTATATCCATAAGTCTGATGTAAATGGCGTTACAAAGCAATATCTCAAGTCTAGAACTGCTGTAGAAGTTGTAGATCCTAGAAAACTTGGTGTAGTTAAAGTTGTTAATAATCCATATGTTTAATTATTGATGCCTCCGGGATTATAATCCCGGAGGCATTTAATTTTTTGTATTATATCAGTATCAAAAGGAACTATAATGGCATGGACGGATTCTATTGCAGATGCTATCGCATACAAATTAAAGACATTGACAAATTTAGAATTTGTTTTGATACTTTTTATTATTGCTCTATTAGTAATTGTGATTGTCCAAAATAAAGATTTTTTTCTTACACTTATGGGTAAGAATTCTAATATGAGTACTAAAAAATCACCGCAGCCAACAACACAGAATGTAAATAAACAAGTGGTTATTAGTAATACCGGCCGCGATATAACAAATATATTAAACGAAATAGAGAAATTAAATGTACGTATAGAATACATAGAAGAAAATATTAAGTCAATTCTTAGGAAAATTAATGACGATTCTAATTTTCATCGCGAAAAAATTCCCGAATTATTATTAGAAATAGTAAAGTTGACATCTGAAACTAAAGCTATTACTAAAGAGTTAGAACATATTAAAAATAAATTAATATCAATTGATGATAGTGTCAAAACTATCAATACCAAGAGAGATGTATCATTTTAGTTTTTAAATAGTATTTAATTAAACTTTATTCCATATAGGGTTTTAGAATATGCTGAGAGAAATTCTTCTAAAAAATGATATATGTAATAAATGTCCTTATCGTAACGAATGCAGCAGATTAGTTAAATTAGTAAATAATTACGATGACTTCTTTATAGAACTAATTGACGAAAGAGAATTTTCAAGATTTATTAAGTTATCTATAACTACTAGTAATAATATTTCTAAATTTGAATATAATCATTCTATGTTTATAAGTTTAATAGAAAATGCTAATTTTGATTTCGATTACATTTGTCATTATATTTTAGATGTTAAATTTAGAGTATGGCGCGAGTCAATACAAACAATTTCAGATTTAATGAAATACATGTTTATTATCAGAAAAAGAAATAACGAATGCGCGCAATTTAAACGCATAGTTGAATTAATTCTAGATTATTATAAAGATAAATACACAACAATATTACAAAAGATATGCCAGCAACTTGATAATGATTTTCAAAAGAAAATTATTAAATATTTCATACAAGCACACGAAAAACTTTACTATAAATTTAAAGACATAGTACTAACAAAAATAAAATATCCTAAAGATAACGGTGATTTTAATAGTTATATAGAAGAATATTCAAGAATTCTTACACAAGCAATGGAATTAACTGTAATCGAAGTAATATCAATAAATAGGTTATTAGTAGACAATAAAGTATATGTAACATCAGAAGTTATAAATTGGATTAATGAATATAATTTTAACGTCATCAAAAATATAAAAGATGTAGTTAAAGAAAGCGAAATAAAAGATATAATTTTCGCTGAAAGTGGCATAGAAAGATATAGATTTCTGTTTAGTGAATTAATTGCATAGTATTGGGTGGGCGAATTATTATCCCACCCAAAATTTTTTTATTTTAGTATAGTTCATATTTGTACTATTTATAGCTACCATTAATTAGTATTTCTTTATATTCATAAAGTTGATTAATTCGTCGTCGAAAACTTCTATATGATCTATCTTACTGGCTATATAATTAAACATATCTGATGATCCTATCCGTTCTTCCAGTTCGTATTTATTAAATACATAACCGCCGGATGTTACTAATAAATCACTTATTGTTAATATATTTGGTTTTACATCGGCTCTTATCAATGTATTTATTATACTTATTACTTTCAATATCAATTCTTTTTTAATAGTACTATCGTTATATTTTATCCATGAAAACTTATCTGTTTCAATTTTTTCGAATTTTAATTGTGAAAAATATTCGCGCGAATTTTTAGTTTCAATAGTACTAGCAGTATTGCTTATTTCTATATTTATGTAATTAGAATTGCCTTGTGATATGTATATTAAAATATCCTCCAATGATGCAAATGATACATAAGAAAGTCCTCTAGCGATTTTTAAAACATCAGATATGTCAGGTATCGCTTTTTGGTATACTTCCAGTTTAGTAGAAATGGTCATATTTTTAATTCTACTAAAACCAAGTATTGATAATCTAGACATGTCAATAAAGATATCTTCTCGCAAAGGATCAAATTTAATAATAGTACTATCCCAATCAATTATATATCCAGATGTTACTAGATATTCAAGAACATCTTTGAATATTTTATTGGATATGTTTTTTAATATTTCATGTGGCGAATATATAAGTCCGCTATAAATAAGCTTATTATCTTCAGTTATTACACAACTGTATAATTTAGCGTGAGGAAAGTAAGGTAATTTATGTACGATTGCACTAAACACTTTATTCTAACCTCCTTTAAAGTAGTTTACAACATCAATAATTTAAACAATGTGGCGTATTCCTCATCAGTTATTTTTAAGTTAAGCATTTTCTTTATATATAACAATGCTATTTCCTGTATATCCGCGTCATTTTTTATTTCTCGTATATAGTCATGTAATACGAAGAATATTTTATCTTCAAAAACTATATAGTCAAAGCTTATTGTAAATGTTAGTTTGTGTATATTTAAACTGTTTATTTTATCCGTTATTTTTCTTGTTATTTTGTCTGATTTATTATATGCCTTACTAAAATTTGTATTCATACATAGACTACAAATATGTGTGTTTGCTATAAATGTTGATGGCAATGCAAATGACAAAATAGAATGATTTGTATTGCATAATGCTTTGATATGCGGCGCGTGTAAAGTTATTTCGTTGGTTTTAATTATGACTCCATTATCTTCAGATATAGTAACATTTAGTTTGTCTATTTTTGCATTAACTATGTAATATATAAATGCTACTATAGATTTTTCGTTCATTATTTCATTGACAACTTCTACAATATTGTCATTATTTGTATAATATTTTATTGATAATTTCTTCGGTCTACTATTTCCATACTCGTTAAATTTAAATTCGTAACATATTTTATTATTATATGATGATTTTAAAATATGTTTCTTGAAATAACCCATTTCATCAACTATTTCTTCTATATTAATTTTTAGTATTTCGTTACTATCATTTACTAGTAGATTTTCCTTATCTAATATTGTGTATAGGCGTGCGGTTTTCATAGCTACTTAACTCCTTTGAGGTTCTTTGAGGTAAATAATCCAAAAGTTAATTGTTTAATCACATCGTCAATCTCTACTTTATCAATAGAGATAACTGTTATTAACGCATCTAGACTATTGTTATATATAAGTAACATATTATCGATTACTAAGAAGTAATGATTAAATAATTTCGATAATTTATCTATTGTTTTAATTATTTTAACATTATTTGGATTATTCTTATTCAGTAATAATATAGATTTTTTATGTATTACTTTTTCCTTAAAGTTATTTATATCATCAATATTTAGGATATAAGTAGTTGAATTTTTAAATACTATTTTGATTGATCTATAGTCTAATATCTCTATATATCCGACCATATTTTTTGTGACTGGATTATGGAAGAAATTTCCTATTTCTTTTAGTCGGTGCGTGATTTTATCTAATTTATCGATTAATTCATTGTATTCATTTTGCGTTATACTAGTATCAAACATTATTTTAATAATTGAGTCGTCACATTTTATCAACACTAAAAATTTGTAGAATAATCTTATATATAAATTTATAGTTCCTGAGAAATGTTCTACTAATTCTATAAATTTAGTTAAATGTTCTCTTTTTACATTTATATTTTCATTAATGTCGTAAGCCACTATATATGAATGAAAAGCTTCTACTTTCCACATTGCAACTTCTCCCTACAATTTCTTTAGTAGACCATCTTGATTTGGGGTTTCTTTGATAATTTCTAATAATTTTTCTTCGTATGTGTCATATAGTCTATTTGTTTCCATTTTATAAACACCTTTATCACCGTATCATGTACGACCTAGTACAACTCTTTTTAACAATATACTTAACTTTCTTTTCCATCGTTTACCTCCTTTAAAGTAGTTTATTGCATCATTAGTTTAAGTAATGATGTATGCTCTTCATCATTTATTTTTAAGTTAAACATTTTCTTCATAAACATTAATATTATTTCTTGTATATCTAATTCATCCTTTATTTCTCGTATATAATTATTTAATACGAAGAATATTCTGCTCTCAAAAACTATATAATCAAAATCTATTGTAAATATTGGACTATGAATGTTTAAATTACTTATTTTATCTATTATTTTTTTCGATATCTCTCCCAATTTATTGTGTATTTTATCAGAATATGTATTTATACATAAATAACGAATGTACGTTGACGACGCAAAATAACTTATATCATATGATGTTTTAATGCGCGGTGCACGTAAAGTGATTCCATTAATTTCGATTATATTATCATTGTCTTCAGATATAATAACATTTAAGTTATCTATTTTTGCATTTGCTATATAATACATAAATGGTATTATGGATTTTTTGTTCATTATTTTATTAACAACATCTACAATATTATCATTATTCGTACAATACTCTATTGATAATTTTTTTTGTCTATTATTTCTATAATTACTAAACTCAAATTCGTAATATATTTTATTATTGTATGATAATTTCAGGATGTGTTTTTTAAAATAAGATATTTCATCGATTTCGATTTCTTTTATATTGATTTTTAGTATCTTATCTTTATCGTATATTAATAGATTTTCTTTATCTAAAATTATATATAATGTTTGTTTAAAGCGCACGGAGTTTTTCATAATTATTCAGTTCCTCTAGAGTAAACTTTTCAAAAGTCAACTGACTAATTATATCATTAATTTTTATTTTGTCAATAGGGGTAATTATCTTTAATATATCTAAACTATCGTTATATATAAGTAATATATTATCGATTACTAAGAAATAATGATTAAATAATTTTGATAACCTATCTACTATTTTGATTATTTCAGTATTATTCGGATTTCTCTTATTTAACAAAAATACGGATTTTTCCGGACGATATCCCTCTTTAAAGTTATTTATGTCATCAATACTTAAAATATAAGTAGTTAAGTTTTTAAATACTATTTTGATTGATTCGTAATCTAATATTTCTATGTATTCAACTACATTTTTTGTAATTTGATTGTGAAAGAAATTTCTTAATTCTTGAGGCGTAATTTTATCTAATTTATCAATTAATTCATCATATTCTCTTTGTGTCATATTTTTATCGAATATCAGTTTAATAACTAAACCATCGTATTTTACTGTTACTAGAGTTTTATAGAATGCTCTTATATATAAGTTTATAGTTTCCGAAAAATATTCTACTAATTCTATAAATTTAATTAAATGTTCTTTTTTAATGTTTACATTTTTATTAATATTATAAGCTACTGTGTATGTATAAAAGGTTTCTGCTTCCCACATTACAGTTTCTTTCTATAACTTCTTTAATAGATTATGATTTTTAATTAATTCTATTAACTTAATATCGTTAATGAACAACATATAAATATCAGTATCTTTAATCTTTTCTATCAATTTTGTTAATTTTCTTTTACCGTATTTGATTGTTATCTGGCCATAACCAATTATTACATATATATCATTAATAATTGAGATACTATTTGATATGTTTCTTAGAGTATTAATTATAAATGTTATTATATCGTCTAAGTTTTCATTATGGTGCGCGACAATATTAATAGTATTGTCAGTTTTATTAAGTTCATGCTCTTCAAATTTAAAATTGCTTAATATCTCATCAATCGGTGCAGTTTTACAATATTCTATATGCCCAATAGTAAGAGAAGAATTAAAATGATCTTCCAAAATTATCTCATCTTCAACTAATTGCAAAACGGTATTTATCCAATGATGTAACTCAGTTTCGTTACTAAAATTTAGCAATAAAGTTCTATCTGGGATATATAGTATCTTTATTTCTTCAAATGGAATATGTATAATGGCAAAATTGTAATTTTCATTTTTATATATAAAATGTATCGGGCGTGTTTTAACTTTAATATATCCTTTTTTGTTATTGATAAAATAACAATCTGCTTTGCTAAAGAATAACTTTGTTGAGAGCCATATACTCTCAATAAATTTTAACATATAATACCTCTCTTTTCCGTATTAAAGTTTTGTAAGTAGAACCTTATTAAACAGCTCCTTTATTGCTATTTCTACTGCTTGCCTATCAGAAATATTTAAGTTGGTTATCTCTTTTGATATTGCGCGGTTATTTAGTAATTCTAACCTCAATTTTTTATAGATTTCATTTTCTGCTTTAAAAACATATATAATATCAACATGTGAAATTGAAATATTTTTTCTGTATTGTTTGTATGTTTTATTTATTATGTTTATAAGGTATCTGATTTCGTTTATTAATTCTTCTAGATATTTATCTGATAATTTAACTTTTACTCCATATAAGGTATAAGATGTACTAAAGAAAGCTCTTACAATACGCGCGCCGTTTAATTTTCTTAATGTTAATAATGCATTAAGATTTAAACAAAAGTTTTCACGATAAGACACATTTCTATTTTCAATTTTTAAATCACTATTTGTGTTATAAATTTTCTTATAAAATTCGATACTCTTTTTAACTAGTTTATAATATGTTTCTTCGATTTCTTTTAGATCTTTCTTTTTATTTTCTGAATAGTAATTTATCGTATACAATGGCGTGGCTATTAGGTAAGTATACATCATAACCTCTTTTGTTAGGTTAGAATCTAGTTAATTTCATAAGATTAATAAATGCATTCTTTTCTATTTTCAGATTCAAAATTTTATATAAAACATCATATATTATATCTTGCTTGGTTTGTTCTGTGTATTCTATAATAGTATCGCCCCAAATATAATATATCTTATCTTTATAGCATAGTAATATAAAATTATTATTGATGTGTCTTAGGCGCGAGTTTCGACTTAATTCGTAGAATAAATTCTGTATTTTTCTTATAATGGTATTATTCTTTTTGTTGATGACATATATTGGTAAATGCTCGACTAGTTTCTTAATTTTTATATTAAAAGGAAGTTCAAAATATAACTGATTATTGATATTAATAGTCTTAATATTATTGTTAATATCATAATGCGCTTCAACATTTGTTTTTATATTACAAAACATTTCAAATAAATTATTTATTTCAGTTTTATTCAACCATTTATTGACGGTATTAACTAAATTATCTTTTTCTTTAACATATATCTTCAAAATGGCAATGTTATCGATTTCAAACGTAAATAATTTTTCATCTCCTGATAATTCAAAAACTTTCATATATGTTCTATATTCATTATACGCAGGTATTGGTTTAAAAAGCCTGTTTATATTTATTTTTATAATTGTATCTGTAAATTTATTGTACATAATGCTTTCGTTTATAATGAGGTAGTAATTATTAGAACTAGACATTTTCGAACCTTACATAATTTTCGACTTCCGAAGGGTCAAGCATATCATTATATAATAGGCATTTGACTTCGTAAAAATCTTCAGATAAGATATTTATGGACATGATAAAGTTATTTCTATCATATATCGTAATTATTTTATCGATTACGATATATGTATATTTAAATGATTTAAAAATTTCTTCTAGTTCTTCATATTCGGAAAGGTGTTCTTTTATAAAGTAAAATCCGCGAGCGGTTCGATAAAATCTAAATTTTTCTAAATTATTAGAAGACAGCACAACAGGAATATATTTATCAAAATAAATATTAACATTATACCCATCAGAATAAGAATCAATAAAATCAATAATTCTAACATAATTCTTAATAGAACTAATAAATTTAAAAAAGTCAGAATATTTATCATCCTCATCAAATAATAATAGAGCGAAATCAAGTTTCTTATTCACAAATTCGTTAAATAACTCTTCTTTGATATTTTCGTTAAACATATATACAACCATTAGTTCTTTGTTATTTTCAATATACATATATGAACTATTTTTATCTCTATCAATTATGTTTAGATCAATATGTATTTTTCTGCGTATCTTTTTTAATTTTTCTATTATCTCTGCTGAAAGTAGATATTTCTTACTTTCGGCAATTAGTAATAGTTTATCTGCATTATCCAAGCTTATTGATTCAATATGCATCATAGCCTCTTCACGTTTAGAAAGTTAACTAAATCTTCATCAAATATCTGGATGTCATTTATATTACTTGCTATGTAGTTAAGAAAATTAGGCGTATTAATATGTTCTTTTATCTCATAATAATCGAGAGCATCTTCATTGAATAGTAACATGTTATTAAATGTTAGTATGTAAAAAACAGTAGATTTACTTAATGTTCTAATAGCATTTAGTATCTTCATTATCAAATCTTTATCAATATTTTCGTTTGTATTGTTGTATCTAATCCAAGTTATATTTTTACTTATTTTTATCTTTTCAAAATCTAGATTCGAAAATATATTGCGCGGAGTTGATCCATTAATATCAATTGATGTATTAATTTCATCTAGATATAAAACCATATCGTTAAAGTTTATTTTATAAGTTATAAGTATTTCTAGGTTATTTACAAATGTTTGATACTCAAAACCCCTGCGCAAATTTAATAGATCAATAAATAGCGGCAATGAATTTTCATAATGGTATTTATTGTGTTAAATCTACTCATTAGTTATATAATCTATATTACGATATAATAATGAGTAGTATTTTGAATAGTGAAATAGGAGGTAATAAATGTATAATATAAAAGAATTTTCTAAATTAACTGGTCTAAGCATTTCAACTTTGCGTCGTTATGATAATATTCTTAATCCATTGCGTACGCCTGGTGGCAAAAGAAGATATACAGATGAACATTTAAAAACACTATATAAATTAGGTAAAATAAAGAAAGATATATCAGAAAATTACGATACAATTATTTATTGTAGAGTTTCAACAACTAAACAAAAGAATAATCTAGAAAATCAAATTGAATATTGTGAAAAATATTGCATTGCTAATGGTTGGCAAATATCTAAAATAATTAAAGATATTGGTTCATCTGTTAATTTTAATAGAAAAGGATTAAAAGAATTACTAAAAACATGTTATATTTATAAACCGAAAAGAATTGTTATTGCTGATAAAGACAGATTAGCTAGAATTGGTTTTGATTTATTTAAAACATTATTTGATATATTAGGTATTGAATTGGTAGTTATAAATCAAGATAGTATTAAATATGACAGAGTACAAGATATTGTAGAAGAATTAGTACGTATAATACATCTTTATGCTATGAAGATTTACGGTACACGAAATTATAGAAAAATTAAAAAATTAAAAGATGAGGTATTAAAAGATGTCGGAATTGAAGAAAAAGAAAGTTAAGTATGTTTTATCTGTTAGATTGCGGGGTGATAAGAAAAAGATCGCCCGCTCTTCTTTATTAAGATTTCAACATCTTAAAAACTTACTTTACATACTTATAAATAAATATTTTGAATTAACATCTAAATATCTCGATTTAAAACAACGAGATAAGATTGCAAATTGTAGAGATAAAGAGTTAATCGATCAGTTAATTCAATTAGATTCATCACTAATAAATATTATAAATAATATCCAAAATATTTACAAACATAATGGCAGTGATTTTTTCCAAGCTACCAATAAACAAGTAGATAAAGAATATAAAAGTTATTTTGCATTGCTTAAAAAGTATAAAAATGGTAAAATAGAAAATAAACCTGGTATACCTCGTCCTAAAAAGCTTGATAAAATAATCAATGTAAATTATATACTTTGTCATAGGCAATTCAAACTTATTGATGATAATACTTATTTGATTAAACCTACAAAAGATAAAAATCTACATTTTAATATCAAATTTAGTAAACTAAAGTATATAGATCCAAATAATATAAAAACATTTGGTATTAGAATGTCTTTAACTGATATTTATTTGGATATTTATTATGAAGTTGATTTATCAGAATTTGAAAATGTTACTGGAAATTACAAATTAGGTATAGATTTAGGTATTAGTAATTTGATTTCTGCAATAAGTAATAATCCTAATTTAAAAAGTTTTATAATTTCCGGTAATGAAATTAAATCTTTCAATCAGTGGGCAAATAAACATTTAGCCAAATTACGAAGTAAAATAGATTTGGAAACTGATAAAGATAAAAAGAAAGACTTAATTTATATGTATCGCAAATTATTTGCATATAGAAATAGAAGAATTAAGAGTGTATTTCATCAGATTACAAATAAAATTATTCAAATATGTAAACAATACGGAATAAATGAAATAATAATAGGTGATTTGCCTTCTGCTAAACAAAATATTAATCTTGGCAGTAGAAATAACCAGAATTTTTATTCAATACCATTTTCGGTTTTAATAAATCAATTGAAATATAAAGGTGAAAAATATGGTATTAAAGTAACTATAGTTGAAGAGTATTACACTAGTGCTAAATCTGCAATTACTAATAAAATATATGAAAAACATATATATCGTAAATACGGCAGAGGTTCTTATTTCGATCCTAAAATCAATAAAATATGGAATGCTGATATTAATGGTGCATTTAACATAATCAGATGCGTTTATAAAAACGCATTTAAAAATTTTTCTGATAAACTAAAATTAATTAAATTAGCAAATCCAATTAAGTTTAATATAACAACTTTAACACAATCTAATATTTCACTTATTGTTAATGAATTAAAAGCAACCAGGAACCTGATATAGGGCCTGGGACGGTAGTTACTTTGTCCTCCGAAATCCTACTCAAAGTATTATGTTAGATTATTATTGAGTAGGAGATTAGGAGGATGGATGGTATTTTGATCATATTATTATGGCTGACAAAAGTAGTAGGATCTGATCTTAAATTTATATACTTAGCGACAATATGTGGGTTTTGATAAGTACTATAATAGCAGGATTGAAGCATAGTTTATTACCTCTTCTACAATTTCTGCGCGCATATCAGATAACATGCTATAATATATAGCACTTATATTATTGCATAAACTAGTTCTATCTATGTAAAACCACCCGGCGTTTTTCCAATAAAAGTAAAATACATCATTGTCTGATTGTATAATAAAATTGATTTGTGGAAATTTATCAAGGAGTTTTTTGCATATTTGTTTTGATTCATCATCATTATTACATACAATTTGAGGCTCAGCGCATTTCTCGTATACATTATCTATTGTAAGTTTAAGTTTACTTTTAAATGAAAGTTCAATACGCGCACCATTTAATAAATACTCTATCTTGAGACTTTCTACATTGCAGATATCCCAAAAATACTTTTTAATAATTCCAGCAGTTGTATTCCATAACCGATTTATCATTTTATAGTCAGCATCAGACTGAACAAATAGTCTAATACTATTTAAATCAATTTTTGTAATAATAAATTTACAGTCGTTAGATTTGATATGATATTTGTTTATGTCGTATATTGCTGTAATTTGTGTTATCTTAAATTCTAGATTTTGTAGTTCTTTTTTATTTATTTCGTCTAGTATAAAATCGCCCGCGATTACTTCCTTTAACATACACCATGCCCGTAATTTGTTGCTTTACAATTGAAAAATTGATTCAATATATTAATTTTAGATTAAAGGGATTAATTTCAGAAAATTTTTAAACTCCTCAAATTTAATATTTAAGATGTTTTTGATATTTGATAATTCATAAATAGCGCGGTAGAAATCATCAAATATTTTACCGCGCGCGATAAAATAATAATCAATATAATTCTTTGAATCAACCAAAAAGCCAAATTTTTCTGTATTTGTTGAATTAAAAAGTTTGATTAAGTATGGTTCTATGTACTTTTCAGTTATTTCTTCAACTATTTTTAATATATCAGGATCATTGTGATTAACAATAAGTGTACCTAGTTCTTTAATTCCTAACTAGGTGTCTCTAGTATTGGTTATAATTAACCAATACTAGGCATTACTATCCGCTATCCTATTAAAGGACTCACGGAATACTTGTTAAAAATATATTACTAATTTATTTGCCCTAGAAATTTTATCAATGTATATATCTAATTGTTCTTGAATTAATTTATGTAAATTTGTTATTATTTGTTTAGCTATATTTAATGCGCCATTTAAATCTGCATTAAAAACTTTATTAATTTTATGGTCTTTAAAAAGACCTCTTTTAATACGATTTTTCTTGAGTTTGCTATATATCGATTTTAGATATTCATATGTAAATGTTGTGATATTTTCGGTAATTGATGACAAAACAGATGTATAATTTTCAGATACAATATGAAATTCTATACCAAATTGTTCGCATTTATATCTTAAAATATTAATAAATTTTCCTAAATTTACCATTCTAATATTTTGGTTTGATTTCTTAGAATATTTAGATTTTTTCTGAAACAATGTAGTTGGATTGCCTATTATAATTTTACCTATATTATTATCCAAACAGATATCTATAATCTTATTTGCAGTATTATGATAAAACATCTTAATTCTTCGTTTACGATAATCAGTTAATATTCTTCTCAATTTATCATTACCTTTTGTTTGTAATTTAGCATATAATTTGTTATACCATTGATTAAAAGATTTCAAATTTTTGCCTGAGATAATAATAGAATCTATATGATTTGAAACTATTGATGCGAAGTTATTAATTCCTAAATCAATTGATATCCAATTATCTTTATTTAATGCAATATCTTCTTGATTTATTTCATAAATAATATTAAAGTATACACCAATATCTCTTTTCCAGATAATTGTTATGCAATTAATATTTGGAAATTTTTTATCAATTTTAAGTTTAATATAAATGCCTTTTTGAATAGTAATTAATATTGCATTTTCAGGTTTTCTCTTTCTTTTTCTTAAATCCTTAATCATTCGTTTTGGTATTTCTAATGAATACGTAAATAAATCATTAAAATTCTTTTGTTTTGGCAAGGAAGCCTTTTGACCTTTCTTCCATTTACCTACGACAGATTTCAATTCGCGCCTAATTATTTCACATGCAATATTAATAATATCAGTTTTTACTTTTTGATTTATTATTTGTGCATTTCGTATATTGTTTAATATTTGTTGTATGTTTTGATCATGATATGGTAGTGTTTTATTTCCAGTAATTATGTAATATAAATTTCTACCAGTTATAAAAGGTTTAATATCACCTGTTTTATCATAATAATAATTAACAAGATTATACATTTCATTTTTAATTATGTTAAATGAACACATAATTTTTTCAACTTTATGATATAGCGATTTCTTTGTTTTAAAAATTTGCTTAACTCTTCTTAATTTCTTCATTGATTATCTCCTTCAATTTGCTTTTAGTATATTTTCGTTTTCCATATATTTTAGAAGTTATATAATGAATAAATGATACTAACTCGTCAATTAAATCTTTTCTATCTAATTCATCTATAGGAATATCTGAATTGTCAATTACAATTATATTCGCATTATATATTTTGAATAGATTATCAAACAAATCAAAAGCTAATCTTGTTAAACGATCTTTACTGTATACTATTAAATTATTGATTTTATTTTCTTTTAATAATTTTAAGATTTTTAATAATCCGGGCCGATTAAAATTAAATGAGGATGAAATATCGTATATAATATCATTAATAATTATTCCGTTCTTTATACAAAATTCTTTGCAGTACTTAATTTGATTTTGTATATATTTTTTCTGCGTTTGACTTGAAACTCTCGCATAAATAATATTAAGTTTCATATGATTATCAGCTATATTTTTATGTATATTTAATATTTGTTCTATGTGTTCATCTGTAAATCTATATTGTTTATTTGGTAATTTATAAGGTGTTATTTTACCTTCTTTTATATACTTATAAAGAGTAGATTTCGGTATTTTGGTAATTTGCATAAATTCCTTAGTTGTGTAGTATTTATTAGACATGATAAATCCTCCTTAGCATTAATTAAATTTCGTTAGATAGATTTATAAAAACTAGCAAACAAGAGGTTTATTATTTCATCATTTTTATCACAGATAAAATGTAAACTACTATGTTTGTTATGTATGTTGTTTAAGTAAATTATATTGTGATTTCTTTTAGTCATAATTTCGATATCTACATTATTTATTGTATACTTAAAATTGATATAGTACACATTTTTTATATTTCTAAACTTATTTCTGATAATATGCATTGTAGTATCCCATAAATGTTCTAATGTTGCATAATCAAAATTTTCCGAGTCAAGAATAAATAATCTAAAATAATAATTTTTAAATTTAGAAACTATAAATGAACAATTTTTAGTGCATATATATAATTCATCAATATCGTACTTTGTTATGTAGGATAGTTTATTATGTAGTTCTTTAAATTTTTGCAATTTTTTATCCAAAATTACGCCGGCCGTTATTACTTCTTTCCACATAATAAATTTCCTTTAAAAATGTTCTAACGTAATTAAATTTTTAATAGTATCATATTGTTTACCGTTTATATGCAGATACCATAAAAACATATTAATGATTTCTTCATCTGTTCTATAATCAATATCTATTAATTCATACTTATTAGTCATGTATAATATGTCAAGATCTAATATATTAATTATTTTAGCCAACTTATTTCTTATTTCATTTAGCCTATTTTTTTTACCTTCGAAAGTAATTAAATTAATGGAACTTGGTTCTATATTTTCATAAAATACATTATTTTTAATGAAATTATTTAATTCTTTATAGCTTGAAAATATTAACGTACTATTATATACAGAAAAATCAATTTTTATAGGGCTGTTCTTTTTATGGCATATTGTTAAGCAACAGTTAGTTTCTATAAATAATTTTATAAGATTTAATAAATGTGATAATTTCCTTGAATTTTCTATAAAGTATTTCATTAGTTCCTGAATATTATAATGAAGAATATGAATATAATTTATTTCTAATTGTTCATCATTATCTGTTTTATCTAATAATGCTATACCTCTAGTATTTGCAAGTATTAATTTATTTGGAACTATTAATTCTGTTAGTGTTCTTTGTATTCGATTTTTCTTTTTAGTTATTTCTAAAACTTTGATTATTCCTGGCATGATATTCCTTTAAAAATGCTTTAATTGAAGATGTTTTAATCGTGCCGTATTTGTAATTAATTCTTTAATATCTTTGTTTTTTATCCCGCTCAACATTTCAATCATCTTATGCTCAAAGTTATTATTTTCTAAATCACCATATTCAAAAACTCTCGCAAACGAACCTATTACATCAAAATGTTTAATTAGTACATAGAATATTGATTTTGATAATAATACAGAAATTCTGATATCTAGATCTTCAAAAGCATTAATTAATATTTTAAACTTAGAATAAATTTTTCTAGAATATTCTTTGCCGATTTCATAGTTTAGATATGAGCAATATATATTTATGTTATAATAATTGCATCTAAATTCATCGAAACGTTCATCCTCAAGAATAACATTTAATTTATTAGATTTATTTGAATAATGACTAATTTTTATTGTAAATGCTATCGATTCGTTATATTCTAGATTAATAATAACATTATTTGGTGTAAAAATGATGTTAGGATAGCATTCAATTGTTTCTAATAAGGAAGTCATTTTTGCTTTATATTCGATGTAATCACTTAGCTCTATTAGATCATCAACATCTAAGTTAGTTTTATAATGATATCCATATATAGTGTTTATTAGTTTAATGTATTTTTTATTTGGTAGGATAACTTCCCCGGGCACTGATTCTAATAATTTAATAATGCCATATATTTGGTTTTGTGATTTGACTATTTGATTATTATTAAAGAATAAATTATCGTTTAGTAATGAAAGTTTGTTCGTCATTCTATCACCTTCCAACAATATCTATATCTATCCTCTAAAAATATTAAGAAAGAAATGGGGCACGAAACCCCAATTAATTTACATATCTAGCCCATTCATCAATACATATAATATCATCATCAGACTCAACATTTTTATTGAATACGTAATAGATTTTAATATCTTTCATTTCATCATTGAATTTCTTTTGAATATATCTATCCAATTCAGAGAACGTCATATTTGGATTGACTATCTTAATTCTATCATTAACATATATGATAATCATATCGGGCTCTATATTCTTTAACGCACCCGGTTTCAAATAATATCCAATTGAATTTTTCTTATAAACAATCGGCTTATCATATTTCTCATAAAATCTTGTACACATACACAAATCGAAATAAATATCATAAATTTCATCATCAGTATATTTATCATATTCGCATACTATAACTATATCAAAATCAAATTCAAATCCAAGATTTTCTCTAATAAAATCTTCATCAATTTCATCAATATCATTTGCTTCCACAATAAGTAATTTATTGGAATGCCCTTCAAATTTGCCTTCTTCATTATACCTGTTAAACTCAATCAAAACCTTGTACTTTTTCATTTTAACCTCCTTAAAGTAGTTTGTAAAAATAAGATAGGATAAGATATAACATTTATTGTTTATAGACAGTCACAATTTACCTCAAGAAGATTATACCTGCCAACGTGACCTCCCTTATATTTTTTCTAAATAATATCTATATGAAAGCTGGATAATTTTATAGCATTCTTAGTTTTGCGTGATTGATTAACTGATTATATTTTTCCATGTTATCTATTATACCAATAGTATATTTTAGTGGTTTAAGTGCTGAAAAGAAGAAAACCGGCGCGATATTAGTAGTAACAACTATATTATTTTGATCAAAGTATTTCTTAATATCTTTAGCACAAGTTAATATCATCTTTAGATCATCTAGCGCATTTTCATTTATTATGATATCTTCAAAGAAATCTTTAGCAAATATTATCCCGTTCAAATATACATAATGATTAAATATGAATTCTTCCAAGTAAAGCCGCTTAACTTTATCATATTTTAATTTTATCAAATTTTTAATAATGCTGATATTATTAGCGGCGTATATAACTTTATCATCTAATACCATTTTACTGCTGGAGTCAATATATTTTTCTATATCGCTAATATAAATGACTGGTGTTACATAGGATTCTTCATCTATTTTGTAAATATATTCTGCTATTGTATCCTTATTAAAGAATTCTTCATCGATAATAAATCTCATTTTCCAATTATACAAACTGTCTATTGTGCATATATATTCATGACTATACTTTTCATCTATAATATCAAGAAATGTATATTGATCGACATGTCCTAGTCTGAATAGTTTATATTTACTACTTAACTTGGTATCTTGAAATATTTTATCTAATATTTTGATTGTGTAATCTGTTTTAACTACATTAACATTGCAGATGTAACATGTTATATTTTGTTTTAAGTCTTTTATTTGATATGAACTAATTGTTAAGGTATGTAGTAATTTATATAAATCTTCTTTATTTTCAATGGCTATGCAGTTTGTTTGTTTTCCGTTAGTTGTAATTATTTGGTACATTTCGTACTCCTTTGAAGTAGTTTTTAGATTTTATAGACGACTTATGTTTAAGTAGTTAATAATTTCTGTATATTTTTCTTTGCTATCTATTATTCCTATACAATATTGCGGCGGCATAATAGTATTAAAAAGCATAACTGGAAATATATCACGCATCTTAATCACAAATTTTTGGTTATTGTATCGTTTAATGATATTTGGGTATTTTAGAAGCCTCAGCATATTATTTTTATCTCGTTTGATGTAATATTCGAAAATAGATTTTGTAAAGATTATTTTATTTGCATATACATAATGATCAAATATAAATTCTTCTATATTCAGGTGATGTTTTGTGATGCATTTTATAATGAATGTAAGAATATCGGGATCATTTGTTGTATAAATTACATATAAGTCTTTGCTATAATCTTTTTTACCAATTAATTTATTTTCTATTCTAGTATATTTTACTATGTCTTTAATGTAAATCGTCGGCGTTACATATTGACTATTAACAATATTATTTAGACAATTGGTTATATCTTCATTTGAAATTTTATCGAAATTGTTTATAAAGTAATTATCAATGATAAAATTACAAATGGGATTTATCTTCAATAATGTAAGATTATCTGTAATCTCCAAAATATCAATATCGTTCTCAAAATTAAATCTGATATCCAATATTTTTTCTAGTACTTTAATAGTTTTATGATTAACATTATTTATGTAGTATCTTCTCTTTTTATCTTTAATAATAATCGAATCAGAATTAAAAATTTTATTTAATATTTTTAATAATGCATGTTTGTTATTTGTCTCTATTATTAAATTATCTAAATTATTTATGACGAACATACCGTGTTCCTATTTGGTTTTACTCATATTATTGTAAACTGCATTAGCCAATTTACTACCAATTAGTATTCCGGGCGTAATTAAGAGACACACAAATACAGCAATACCTCTTAATATGCTATTTAAAATTTCGTTATTAAAACTAATACATCTAGTAATATTAGCTGTATATTTCATAATTTCATCAAATTTAATTGCTTCTTTATCTGTTTTATCTTTTTGTAAGTAATCTATTATTTCTAATATAAGTGTTACTACGAATGAGATAAGGTTGACAATAATAAACAATTCAATAAACGCTGTAATCATTTTTACGCCCCCTTTAAAGTAGTTAGAATTTCATAACAATATTAATATAGTTACTAAGCTCATCAAGAATATCAATTGTAAATGTATTTTTTTGTTGCTTTGCTAGATATTTAATAATATGTTTTTTAACTATATCTAGATTAAATTTTTGTATAGAACATAGGAGTGTTGATATTTTGTTTAGAAAATCATCGCGCCCGCCGATTATATAAAAATACTCCGTACCAAATTCATCGAGTATAATTTTCCATTTTTCACCATAGACAATTTCTTGAATTTTGAATGTATCACTATTTACACTAATTATACTATCTTCAGATATATGTTTTCTTAGATCGATTATGTAATGATTATTATTAGTATTTGAAACACATAGATATGAATCCTCTAAGAAATTAAGTAGATCTTTCAAATCTCTAAATATAAATTTCCAATCAAGTTGAAAAATCTTTTTTGGATCATAGTAATCGAGTTTAAGATATTTAAGAAGCTTGCGGAGACTATCAATACTCCATTTTTCAAAAACTAAATTATTGATAGCCAATTCATTATTACGATATAATGCAATATTATTTACTGCGCTATATTCACTCATTTTTAACAAAATATCAATTACTTCTGAATTTATGGTGTTATTAAGTATTTCTAGCATAATGCCGAATAAATATTCAATTGTAATATATTCAAATCTACTTATGTTCTTTTTTAGAAATGATAATAATTCTTTTTTAGTTTCTAAAATATAAGTATCGTTTCTTGTCTTTACTACGTACATGTTTTTCTCGCTTTATTTATGTTTTGTTTTATTTCATTTAATGAAACTGCGCGATCGAATAATTCTAATATTTCTAAGTTGAATAATGGTATAGGGCGATCAAATAATTTCAACAATTCTGAATCAAAATAAATAAATTGAGATTCTTTAGATAATCTTTTATAGATGTATTCGTATTTAACTATCTTGGTAGGATTTTTAGTCAGCTTAAATAGCTTATTCCAATTTTCTTGAGTATTAGTCATTTCTAAAATGAAACTAAATATATGTTTTAACTCAATATCCAATATTAATAACTTCTCTTTATCTTTATCTCTAGTTAATATTCTGTAAATTTCGATGTCTATAAATCCGTATGCAGTAAGGTTAATGCATACATTGTTATTGAATAAATCAATAATTTTGTCTATAAATTTTTTCATTTTTCTAGATTCTATAAACGTGGAATATTTTTTATTAATTGTTGCATAAACTAACATCGCTCCTCTCTTTAAGTAGTTCTATAGTATTTGCAGTTTTAACTTATTCATGGCCACATCTCTTATATCTTTATCATATAATCCATACAGATGTTTAAGTAAGAAATCAACTAATTTAAATTTCTCTTCATTCCATTCTTTGTTAGATAATATATCTTTTAGCTTATGTGTAGAGATTGGTATTTTTTCAATACGTAATGTATTGCTGCATATGTAAGTATTATGTCCGGATAAAACAATAGTAATAGGATATTTCCAAACGTCAATTACATCTTCGATCTCATCTATCAATAAGATAAGATTATCATGTATATCGTCTATTTCCGATTCTGTTATAAAATCGTCTATATATTGCGGCGGCACCAATAACATAGAATATATACTTTCATTGACGTAAAATTTTGAATTAAAGTCAATAAGACTAAATACATCATTCGGAATAAAAAACTCATCAATCTTTAAACCATAGTCTTGAACATTTATTCTATCATAAATATGTTCAAAATCAAACCGCGTAATTTTATATAGGGATTTCTCTATTGTATTATATACATCTTTAGAATTTATCGTCTCTTTATCAATTAACATATTAATATTAACTATTACTGTATTTGATAAATACTTATTATCCATAACAAATTCTAGTGTAACCATTCTATCAAAATCTATAGTTGCCTTTAATATATATACAACCATATTATGAATATATTTGTTAATTAGGTTTATTACTTCATGTTCTGACAGCATAAACTTTTCGTTTTTCTTACAACAAAACTTAACCATTATGTCTCCTTTAAAGTAGTTTAGGAGTTTATATATGAACATCAACGAATTATACCATATTGCTACTGAGATTTATAAAAAAGAACAACAAACTAATAAACATATCGGCGCACATAAAATTTCTAAACAGTATAATATATCAATATATTATGCTAAGCTAGTACGTCAATTAGCAAATTTATTTAAAGAGTATAACGGTACATTTGAGGAAATATATTCCAAATATAAAAATTACGAATCCAAATACAAATCATTATTAACTAAATATAATAATCTAGCTAAACAGAAATCACATAATGATGATATTTTAAACCTTATCAATAATAATATTGAGAAATATATACAACAAATAGAGCCATTTCATATTCAAAATAATAATATCTATATAAGCAATACAAAAAATATAGATATTGATATTAATAAAGATGAAGAAGATGTAGTAATATTATTATCTGATTGGCATATAGGTGAAACTGTTAATCCTGAAGTAGTTGGATATTTAAATGAGTATAATGAGGAAATCGCGCGCGAAAGATTAGAAAAAATAACAAATAAAATAATAGAATTAACTATGCTTCATAGAAATATTTCAACTATTAAAAGAATTCATATTGTTTGTTTAGGTGATATGATATCTGGTAATAATCTACATGATGAATTAGATAAAACTAATTCATTAAATATAGCAGATCAAATATTATATACATCTACATTATTAACTTCATTTATTCTAACCATATCCAATTATTTTGATGAAATTTATTTCTATGGTGTTCCTGGAAACCATGGGCGTACCACAAAGAAAAAAGAATATAAAGATCCATCATCTTCCTATGATTATTTAGTTTATAAAATAACCGAAAGAGAAATTTCAATATTATTTAATCAGGATAAAATTCCTAATAAGCCCAAATTTAAATCCTTTATACCTAAATCTAACTTTATTTTCGTCACAATTCAAGATCATAATATAGTATTCAGTCACGGCGATAATATTAGGATTTGGAATTCTATACCATATTACGGTATGTTAAGAGATTATACTAATAAACAAGAACTAATGCTATCTTCTTATAATATGCCTGTGCATTATGTTTGTATTGGGCATTTTCATCAACCATTAACTATTAATAGACCTTTAGGTGGCATAATAGTTAATGGTTCATTAAAAGGCATAGATGAATATTCTTTCAATAAAAATCTAATCTCAAAACCATCACAGACATTTTTTGGTGTCAATAAAAAATACGGTCGAACATTTCTTTATGAATTGTATTGTTAATTTAAGGTTATAGCTATAGTTATATACTAAAGATTTTCATATTTAGATAATAAATTGTAAAAGTATTCAAAGTTTTCTTGCATCATCTCTTTCCAATTTTTTCCTAATGACTCATCTACATCGAATATTGTTTCTTTTGTGCATTGAATGGTTTTTATTAGTTTAAGCATTATTAATGTTTCTGTTATATCAATAACATATTTAATGTCTTTATCACTTAATAAAGTTTCTTTTATTGATTCATCAGATAATAATTCATGCATATTTTGACCGAATTGTAATGTATATAATTTTAATTTATTGAGGCCAGTTTCATATTTATCCATATTGATTTCAACACCTGCTCTAAAAACAGGTTTTCCTGTTTCTGGGTCGTAATACCAAAGTATAATATATTTGTACATTATCTAACCTCCAATAAAATGGTTCTAATTATAATATCTATATGAATAAATTAAAAAACTAACTTGTATATATTAGGAGGTAATTTATGTCTTCTATTGGTAAAGTATCGCGCGTATTAAACATCATTAACAAATCAATTGAATCAAAAAATACTAAAATTAAGACACCAATATCTTTACATGAATATACCATTACTCCATTGAAAGGTAAAGATGAGCAAGAATTAAAACAGATAATCAATCCTAGAAAGCCCGAATCTAAAATTACTGAAAAATTATATTTCACTATATATAGCCATATACTAGAAGGTAAAAATGTTAACGAGGAAGATGAAAGCAAGATAATCACATTTGAAAAATTTTTAAAATCAGAATCTATATTTGATGTTATTGCGTTATTCCATGCATTGAATATAGCTACATTTGAATATATGAAGGATTATGAATTTGTATGTCCATATTGCGAGGCGACTAATAAAATAGATAAATTACCATATTCCAATTTTGAAAATACTTCTAAAACATGGGATAAAGAAAAACCGTTTACTGATTATGTTTATACTATTAGCCTACAACTTGATGATAATATTGATATTGTTTTTAATACTAAAATCGCAACGCTTTATCATGAAATAGCAATTTCTAAAAAGATTTTGAATGAAACGTCAGTTAATGAAAGAACCAATTTGCCATTATATACATTAACATCATCTAATGTAGAAAGATGTTTGTTTATTACCAATACAATGGAAATTATTGAGAAAGATAAACCCGAAGGTGAAAATAAAACCATACTTGATAATATGTATGATATTAAAATTGTATTAGAATCTTTGCCCGAAAATATTATTGAAGAAGTATTAAATAGATTTAATGATGAATTTACTAAATATATTCCTAACTATGCATATAAGATTAAATGCCCAGAATGTGAAAAAGAAACGGAAATATTCTATCATCCGATTTTTGAATTCATCACAAGAGTATTAATGTAAATAGATCGTAAGTAATATGTAGGTAATTTAATATGCTAGAATATAATACGTCTACTGTTATCTTTAATATATTGGGGGCCGAAATAGGCGCCCCATCTTTAAAAATAAAAGATCTAATTGAGATAAGGTCGGCAAATAATTTATCATTCTCAATGAAATTACAGTTTATTTTACATAAATTCTATCAAAATTTTAATCTGATTCCTGTGCAATTTAAAGAATATTTCTCAACATTTGAAAATTTCTTATATTATGTCTCATATTACGAAATAGAGTCTATAGCATATACTTATACGTTATGCACATACGAAACAAATGATTCATATGAAAAACCAATTAAATGCCCCATTTGCGAGAATAACTTTAAATATGATATTTCCTTGAAAGAATTTATTAGTCTAAAGAATATTAAAATATGGAATAAAAATAAACCATATTTCGAATACGACTTCAATTTTGAATATAAAATAGATAATCAAACTAGCATTAAATTCATAATGTTTATACCAAATATATATACATATCTTATAAAAGTGCGCGGATTGACTACCGAAACAATAAACTATAATATAGAGAAATATGGATCTATTTTAGATATACATACTGAATTAACATTACACACAAAACAGATTATATTGACTACGGATAATGATTCTAATAAAAATGAAATACTAGATAAGCCTGATGAAATATATGAGTTAATTGTTAATTTGCCCGCTAATATCTATAATCAACTTTTATTTTTCTACCAAAATAATATTAAAGTATACTGCCCTAATTATAGATACGAATTAAAATGCCCTCATTGTAAAAACACAATACTATTATCATTATCACCACTATTAGAATTTATTAATATTACTGAACATAAAACTAAACAAGAATCATATCTAAATGAGTATATTAGTCTATTTGAAACATTATATACAGTATCAGAAAATCATTTTACATCATTTAATGAATTTATTAACCTGCCTTATCCTGTTTTTGAAAAGTTAAGTAAAACGCTTATTGATTCATTTAAACAGAAAACTAAAATACAAAAACAGAAAATGCATCAAATGCAAAAAATACTTTAATTTTTTATAATCAACAGGTAACCAATCATGATTATTGAAACAAAGAAATTACCTATTTCAATCTTAAACCAGTTACCATTATCTATAAGAATTCAAGATAAAATAGAAGTAGATAGTTTGCCGTTAAATTTAAGAGAGATTATTTATGAGTATCTAAATAATACTATATTAAAAACAAATAATAGTTTATCAAATGTACATGATATTTCTCTGGCGTGTGGTGAATATGATTTAAAACATATAACAGATATAAAAGAAGCTGTTAGAAACTATATAACTAATTTTTTTAGGATAAGAAAAGGTACATATCCATTTGATCCGGAATTCGGAACTACTCTACACGAAAAACTACAAACAAGAAATACTTCTATAGTTCAATTAGCGATAAATAGTGAAATAACAGATTTAATATCTCAAATTCAAGATTTATTTGGTGTTTACGTTAAAGTTAATAAAATAACAATTCAAAATTTAGAACAGTATGATCGCGCGACAGTAACAATATTAATAGAGCTTACAGTTGATGTTGAAACCACAGTAATCAGTTTAGCATTCTAACTATTTTTAATTAATGTTAAACATTTAAAGAGAAAAGTTATGTATAATATGTACAATTATCCATTAGAAGTTTTAAATATATACCAGGAATATCTTAGAATATCAAAATATTATTTGAACGCTAAAACAACAAGTATACCTATTAGATATCTAAATATTAATTTGGATAAGTCTACATATGATGAAGATGCACTGTTAACTTTTGATAAATACAGAAAGAATTTAACAGGTATTGTATTTGATGTTTATGAATTCACGCCCGCATTTTACACTTCACCTATCATTAATATGACATCAAATGAACAAGATAAAGATTTCTCTAGATTTTCAACTATTTTTAACATCCAAATATACACTATACCAAAAGTATATATTGGTGATTTAGTCCAATTTTACACACCTAATGATCAAAAACTAGTATTATATAGAGTAACTAATTTTAGAGTACCGTTAAATAATTTTAATGATTTGCCTGTATATGAATTAGATTTAGAACCCGCGCCTGTTTTAACTGAACTTGATACTTCCAACCCAGATAATATTCTAGCTTCTTTAAATATTAATAATAGATATATCTATGATTATGCGAAAGAAGAATATATACCATTAGAGGATTACTCGCTAAAAACAAAAATTGTTAACATAATTAATACACAATATAAACAGTATTTAAAAACATTATTAACTTCAGACGAATTACTTCAGATAACATATAATGATAATAAATATGTCTTTTACGAAATCAATAAATGGATATACGATGCAATATCTAAAGCAAATAAGAAATTTCATCATTTAGATATTTATATGCCATTTGGTTATAAACATTTACCTAAACCTAAGAATATTTTTGTTAAGGACTATAATAATTTAAATAACACGGGCGGCGATTTGAATTACTATCAAAACAATCAATATTTTCAAGAATCAATAAGCCCAGTCAATGTAGATTATGCTTTAATTGATGAATCCGTATCAAATAATACTTTTAACATTAATAGTTATAGTTCTGATTTAGAAAAGATAATCGTTTTATTATATTTGTTGGATAAACTAAAATGGCAACCATAGATAAAGATAAAATTAATGAGCTTATAAATCAAATCCAAACTAATTTAAACAACTTTAATAATAATGATATTCTGATAACATCTATTATTCTCGATATAATTAAGAATCATTTATTAAAGGACTTATATGAGGATATTCCAAAAGAGTTAGATGAAATACTAAGTTTTCATGATTTTACTTCATCAATAGATTTATCTAAAAAAATATTACTAACTTACGGCATACCAGAACATTTAATTAACAAACTATCAATAGTAGATATTCAAAAAATACTAAAATCACTACAATTATTTTTATCAGACCAATCAACTATTAAATTTATTAAAGATATAGTAGATTTATTTGACGAAGATATTTATATTGCGGAATTAAATCTTGTTTATAATAAAGACTTAGATGATGTTTATTTAGTTCCTGAATGGATTATCAAACCTCCAGCAAGTTTAGAAAGTAAATATTCCATTATATCATATGATACTGCATACAATAGTATTCCTGAATTATTAATAACAAAAAATGAGTGGCTAACACAATTTCGTAATAATAACGCAGTATCCCCTCAAAAAACTAATATTTTATTAATCGTTTCAAATAACCAACAAACAATATCATTAATGAATGAGATAATTTCGCAGATAATATTTAATTATTTAAAGAGCAGAAAAGTTATCTTATATTACGATAAAACATTTGAGGTTCAATTTGAAGATATAATTAGAATCTACTATTACATAGTAGCTCTATTTAAAAATATTTCTAAATTAACTATAAATCAACCTTCAATTGTAGAAGTACAATATAGCGCCGAGAATAATACAATATCATTCTCAGAAATAGAAACAGTAATATCTAAATACAATAAAATTAAGGATAAATCTACATATGATAAATTTAAACAATACATAAAGCAAAAGTTCACACAATTAACACACCCGCAGCCGACAGAATATGATTTTATAGACTTACAATCTTATCTATATGCAAAATACCCAGCATTAATACAGTATCTAAATAGTGTATATAACAATTCTACGAATAAAGAATACGATTTATATAGCCTAATAATAAAAACAAAAAAATCTATTAGTATAAATTTCTATAACGTGCCATACATTGATATTTTTATCAAGAACTACTTATTTGCAGAACAAATACCAATTGAAGAAAGGATTTCATATCAATTTATCAACTATTATAAGCCCGTAAATATATTGATTTTAAGTGAAATTGTTGATTATATACTATTGACTATTAATGATAAACTCACAAATCTATATATTGAATCTTTTGTTAAATCTATATATATTACAAAACAGAATATTGATAACGCGCCGATTAGATATGACAAAAAAACAATTTTATCTATTCTAAATAAATCACTACAACATATTCTTGATATTTCATGTCTATATAATACTTTCTCTAAAAAAGATAATTTAAACATAGATGATCATCTTGATACAATTTATCAAAAAATAGAAAATAAAGATGATACACCAATTGAATATATTAAAACTTTGATATTGCATATGTTAATTAGAATAAGAAACATTATTTACGATATTTCTACATTAGAAATAGATTTAACTAAATCTAATAGCATTAGTATATTTGATGAACTTGATAGTATTAGATATAAGAAAATACACCAAGATCAACTAGAGTTTTATAATAATGATGTCAAGAGTCAGGATATAGTAGTTGATAAATCGCCGCGTATAATGATCAATGATTATGTTAATATAATGATAAATTAGAACTAGGAGCAGTCATGGAAAAGATAATACCAATCTTTGAGAATAAAAAGTTAAAAGACAAAGTTAATATGGTTAATTTATTTGTTAATGATGAATTAGTAGAATCTACACATAATCTAGTAGTATATAAAGGTAGAGAATTTGCTGTTCAAAAGGTATTAAATGTATCAACTGGTGCGTCATCTGATTTAAGATCTTATAATATTACACATTTTGGCATCGGCTCAGGTGGAACTGAATCAGATAATCTAACAGCTTTAGTTGGCCCGCTTGATAACGACTATTCTATCTATAAAGGCATACAACTTGCTAAAAATAATACAAACTATCTATCATATGTAGATCAACAAGGTAATACAATCGAATACGCCGCAAAACCAATAACACTAGACGGCGGCGGAATAGAAATAATAAAAGATTCTACAACCAATTCTTATACAACTGCAAAAGTAACATTAGTTGTCAATCCTTCTAAATCAGATGATAATCTAACATCTACATTTCTATTATCAGAAGCAGCCCTTTTCTATGTAGATAACTCTAATAATCAAGTTAAAGGTATATTTGCACATGTATGCTTTTCTGGTAAATATATAGATCCATCTGATAAAGTTAGAATAGAATGGTATTTATTATTCTAATTTATTTGTTTTATAATAAATAATTGCGGGCGGATATAAAAAATGTCATTCTTCTGTAAGTTATATAAGAAGATCTTTCCTATAATTGTTATATTTACAGATGATTTTATTCCTAAAAGATTTAGTGGTTATAATATCGGATTTATTAACTTTATTAGACCAGATTATAGTCATGATGATTGTTTAATACAGCATGAAATAAGACACTCAAAACAATTTTGGAATAATCCTATAAAATATATTTTAGGTAGATGGCTAAAATACTTTAAATTTCTACCCAGGTGTATAACTAAATGGTCTGAAAGAAAAACATTTGAATTTGAGTGTGAGGCGTATGGAGAACAACTAGCTTGTATTAGAAGAAAGTTCACTTCAGACGAACAAGTTAATAAATATTTAGAAATATTTGCATCTTATGTTGTAACTAAATACAACCTAACCGGTTTTACTTTTGATGAAGCATCAAAATTAATATATCGATATTTCAAAAAATACTATTATAAACCTGATAAATAAAGAATAATTTCCATTCTTATTTTTTGATCTTTTTGTGTATAAGAAGGAGAAGTTAGACATGTCTTTAACAACTATGCCCCAAATACAATTCTATGTTCAAGATGTATCTTATGTAGAACCAAATTTCTCGGGCGATAGAGTAGTATTCATACCAATTTTATCTCCAAAAGGCCCGGATAAAACAATAGAATTAATGAGTTCTCCTACTCAAATTGAAAGAGTTTATGGAAAACCAGATCCTGAGAAATATGGATTTGGTTTGCATTTTGCATTAAAAGCATCTCTATATACTAATAAGGTATATCTCATTAGAGTATTGCCTGATGATGCAACATTAGCTAATAAAAGAATTTCTGTTAATATTAATGATTATTCGCCCAATCCTGTAGTACAGAACAATTATACAGATGCTACTGATATTGAATTAGATGATGTATCTAAAATTTCTATAAATGATAAGATATTCTTTAATAAAGATATTAACAATGTATATACTGTTGTTAATATTGATACTTCTAGTAATACTATTACATTAGATAAGCCTGTAAGTGTTAATACAGGCGCGATTGTACATAAAGTACCTGTTGTTACTTTAGATTCTGTATCTAATGCCAATTCAGTAGAAGAACTAAAAGGTGATCCTGGATTTAATGATTCTGTATTTACTTTCTATCCAATTGGTCGCGGCGAATTCTATAACAAAATCAAAATATCTTTTGTAAGAAATACAACTTTAGAACAAATGTATGTAGATGAGAAAGGTGATCCATTATTCCCATATATGTTTGTTGATATATATGTTTATGAAGAACAAGAAGATGGTTCTGTTAAATTATTAGAAGGCCCCATTACTGCATCTTTAGTAAACAAAATTGCAGGCAATACAGTAAGACATCCTACTACAGGTAGAGAATTATACATTGTTACTAGAATAAATGAAGATTCTGAATTTATCAGAGTAATTGCAAATGAAGATAAAGTTAAATCTCTATATGGCGCCGGTGCTAATGATGTAGAAGCTCTTTATGCAAGAAAATTAGTAGTAGAATCTTTCTCTGATCAGATTAACTTCGAAAACGGTTCCGATGGATCTCTATTTGATTCATTTGGTAAATTGGATTGGAGCGTCGCAAATAAATTATTAACATCTGTATTCAATGGTACTTATTCTGAAGATTGTGTTAAATTACTAGATACACAATATCAATATTATCCAATCGATTATGTAGTAGATCCAGGATATCCTCTCACAGTTAAGGCTGCAATGAGAGAATTCTGTGATGTAAGAGAGGATGTATTAGGTTTAATTTCTATGCCGTTTAATACTAAATATACTCAAGATATTGAATCTAGATTAAATGATGTACCATATGCCACATACAATGTTATGTTATATTCCCAATATAGAAAAATGACTGATCCTTATACAGGTAAAACTGTTTGGTTCCCGCCCACATATCATGCTCTTGAATGTCATCTAAATGTAGATAATACTCAAGGTATTGCTGAACCCGTTGCTATGTTTAAAGCATTTATTCAGGATCCTATTGAGTTAAGTTATTCTCCTATATTTGCCCAAGCTAATGAATTAACCAATAGGCAGATCAACCCAACTATTAAAGAACCTGATGGTACTTATATACCAACACAATTCACTACTTATAAGAGACTTTCTATATTACAGCGCGCGCATGTTGTAAAAGTTATACATACATTTAGAAAAGAGATACCAAAAATACTTAAAGATCTACTACAAAGAAAAGCTACTACTAATGTAATTAAAGAAGCATATAGAAGAGTTAATAATTATCTCAAACAATGGTTAGAAGGCGGCCCGTTATTCACAAAAGAAGCAATTAAAGAATATAAATTAAATGTAAGATTTGATGATACAAGTAGTACATTATATATTGATCTTGATGTTAAATTCATTAGAGCTATTGAATTTATCGTTGTATCCTTAAAGGTTAGATAATTTAATTTTGTATTTCGGGCGGGAATAATATTCCCGCCCTATTCCTTAATAATTTTAAAATTAGGAGCCACGAATCATGGCATATGATGAACTTATTAATGTAATTGGTACTAATAGTCCAGATGTAATTACAAGAGCTAATATAGGTAAATCTGCAATACATCCAAAAATAAAAGGATATTTCTTTGTTATTATAGATCTTCCTGATGGTATTTTTAATGATCAGGAAAGAGAATTTGCTAGAAAATGGATTTCAGCTACAGCTACTAATTTTACACCGCATTCGAAAACACTTAATTTGATTGATCTTAATGCTATGGGCGGCGTACAACATTCTTACGCCGCAGGTTCTACATTTTCCAGAGATATCTCTGTAACATATTATGATTACCAAGATTCTCCAATATGGAGAATTCATAGTAAATGGATTAATATGTTATTTGATCCATATACAGGCATGTCTGCACTAAATGAATTTACTCCTAAAGAATATAAAGGAAATATGATAGTAATTAAAACAAAGCCTATCGGCGCGATGAATAGATATACAACTGGTAATGCATTTTCTACATTTACACCTAAACATATAGAAAATGTTTGGGCGTATCCAGGTATAGTACCGCAAGACGATCAATCAAATGCACTAGATGATGACCTTGCAGGTCAATCTGAAGTTGTAATGACATATACATATAGATTTGATGGATATCCATTAACAGATGATTATAAACCTGATTTAAAACAATTAGCTGCAGATTTCCTTAATAAATTTGCGTCTGATAATAAATCTTCAATTGGCGCTGATGATCTTATAGCTAATCTGCTTAATGTTACCGATAATGTATCGCCGATAGGTAGCTAATAAATTAATAAATACCTGGGGTTGTATTTTTATACGCCCCAGGTATTTTTATTTTTGCTTATATGTAGTACAAAACAGTACTATTAATAGACAAAAAAATAGTGAATAATCTATTAGAAGATAGTAAAATCTACTATAAAAATTAATAAGGAGTAGGAATCATGTATACTTTGGAGGAATTTAGTAAGTTAACAGGTTTAAGTATATCTACATTGCGAAAATACGATGATTTATTACAGCCATAACGCACTCCAGGCGGTCATAGAAGGTATACAGAACAACATCTTCGTAAGTTATACCAGCTTGGCAAATTACAAACTAAACATACAATTATATATGCTAGAGTTTCGACTAAGTCACAGAAAACATTTAGAAAATCAGGTTCAATTTTGCGAACAATTTTGTCATAAATTAGGAATACCATTAGAAAAATCAAAATTATAACAGATGTAGGTTCATCTGTTAATTTTAATAGAAAGGGATTTTCCGAATTAATTAAACTAATAAGTTATGAACTTGTAGATAAAGTTATAATAGCTTCGAAAGATAGACTTACGAGAATTGGATTTGATCTAGTACAAAGACTATGTGAATTACATGATGTAGAACTTATAGTCATATCACAGATTGATAATCATGATGATACTACAAAAGATATAATTGAAGAATTAGTTCATCTTATTCATTATTACGCTATGAAATTATATGGTGCGCGAAGTTATAAAAAATTTCTGAATTAGAGCAGAAAGCAAAGGAGTTATTAGGTGAAGACAATCAACCATATTCTGGAAATCAGAATTCGAGGTGATAGAAAGAAGAAAGTTATGAAGTTATGTAAGACATATGTCCATGCAAAGAATATGTTTTATTTATTAATCAATAGAAATTTTAAATTTTTTGTCAAAATAGGTATAACATTGCAAAATCTTAATTTACTATTTACTGGTAAAATTTATAACCGTGGCGATTATAGTAAGAAAATCTCACTCAAGAAACAATATGAAACTGAATTATTAACAGACAGTATAAACAAACAATTGTATATACAACTAAAGAATATTAAAGAATATTTAGGCAATGCTTTATTTCAAGCATTAATCAAAGAAATAGCAAATAATTATAAATCATATTTCGCCGCTATTCATGAATATAAGAAAGACCCAACAAAATTTAAATCACCGCCAAAACCACCAATACCAAAGAAAATAGAAAGAGTCAATAATTGCTCTATTGAATTTAGCAGTTTAGTATTTAAAATTATAGAATCAGCTAAAGGTAGAGTAATACAACTAAAATTAAATTCAAAAAAATCCAATATTAAAATCAAATTACCTAAATATTTTGAGGAAAAAATCACTTCTGTGAGAGTTGTTAAGAAATTAGACGACTATTACATACAGGTAGTATATAAAATACACATTCCTAAATTATCTAATATAAAGAACGATAAATATGTAGCTGGTATAGATTTAGGACTAGATAATCTCATGACTATTGTTTCCAATCATCCAGAATTTAAGTCATTAATAATTAATGGTAAAGAGTTTAAGTCGTTTAATCAATGGTATAATAAAATCAAAGCTGAGTTACAATCAAGAGAAAATAAAATATTGAGGCGTAAATTAGAACGTTATAGAGCAAGAAGAATTAAAAGTATGTTCCATCAAATTACATCCAAATTAGTTACCTTATTTCTATTATTTGGTATTAAGCATGTTATAATAGGTAAATCTGCAATTGAAAGTAAACAAGAAATTAATTTGGGTGATAGAACAAATCAAAATTTTGTTTATTTGCCTTTTAGAATGTTAATTGAGCAATTAAAATACAAATGTGAGAAATTCGGTATTAAAGTTGTGGAAGTAGATGAATCTTATACATCTAAATGTTCAGCTTTAACTGAACAACCATCAAAGAAAGAATCTTATAACGGCAAGAGAATAAAAAGAGGTCTTTTCAAAGATTTAAAACTTAATAAAATCTGGAATGCCGATTGCAACGGCGCTTTGAACATCATTAAGAAAGTCAGAAAGGATATAGTTAATTGTTTGCCTTTTAATATTTGGCTGGATAAGTTAGCGAGACCTATAAGAATATTTATGTCTGATATTCAGAGTTCATTATATAACCTACTTTTAAAGGTATCCCACGAATCCCTATCTAAAGGGATAGTGGGTAGTAATGAGGTTCTTTATGAATCTCCGTGCTCCAAAATTCCTACTTAATTTTTAATAAGTTTAAGTAGGAATGGAGGAGCATAAAGTAGTTAGAGCACTGAAGTTTTTATTTTATAAACAGGTTCTTTCGTAGAGAAGATATCGAAAATATAATCTTCTTTTTCAGCAATAAATACTCCTCTTATAGCTGGAGTTCCTACTAAACAATATGTATGCAAATTAGCTTCATCATCGTAATAAACTATATGACTAGGAAGATATACTTGTTTACCTTTTCTTAATAATTTCCATGCAGCATATAATTCTGCTTTTCTTTGTACTTTTCTAACTATTCTACCATATTTCTTCCAATTTTCTGGCATTATACCATGTGTATTACATACTTGTTGTATCCATTTGTTTAAAAGTTTTTTAGGGGGTTGAATAGTAATTTCCTTAAATACTAATTTACCATCATTTGGAGGTGGCGGAAATTTATTATAAAGTAAATCTTTCAGATTTACTATTTCTGGATAAAATATACGAAATTTCGCACAATCGTTTATAACAAGAATATTGTTATCAATTAGAAGTACATCACCGTGTCTTCTTTCCAAATTTAGAAATAGAAATAAATGTTGAATATGACAGTCAAATACTTCATCATTTATATCACGCCCCCATGAAGATATATGTGATAACTCACCTATATATTTCCAGTTGCTTAATTTTTTATCTACTATAACAAATTTTCGAATCTTTAAACATTTTTTATAGGATAGTAAATATCTTCCATTACCTATACTAATTGGCGATTCAGATGAATAAAGTTCTTTATGTAAATCCCGAGGAATTTCATATAGTTTACCATTAATTGTTATATCTGGTTGTTTAGAACATAACCCCCAACCTATTTCAACTTTAGAAAGTGTAGGAAGTTCTTTAAGTTTTCTAAAAACTATTTCTCTATCTAGTTTGATCATTCTGGCCTCCTTTAAGGTAGTATTAACTTTTTTGAACTAATTTCTTTTTTACCCATTTCACTTTCCATAATACTTTTTTAACATAATATTCCTTTGCATATGTTGACATACCATAATATGCTATAATAGCATCTTTCCAGTTACCATAGTTATCATAATAATATCTTAATATATATGTACCTACCATAATATTAGTTCTTATGCCGTATAGTAAAATACTTAATTCATTGTTTGATATCCAAATATTTGGATTTACTTGCATTAAACCGATACATTTAGTTCTCTTATTATAAGCATGTGGGTTGAAATGAGATTCAACCCACATAACAGAAATTATATATTCAATAGGCACTTTATATTTGAGAGATGCCTCTATAATATTATATGCTATTATATTTGCGGTTTTATTATCGATTTTATTATTAACATGTTTAATTATCGCAGCTATATTATTAGCAATATGATTAAACTTATCAATCTTTTTATTTATGCTATCTACCTTCTTTTCAACATTATCAATTTTCTTATTGATATCTTTAATTCTTCTATCAATATCTTCTATTTTGCTAATTTTAGTTTCTATTTCCTTTACTTTACATCTTGTGACTTTTTGTTCATTAATTGATACTGATATGAATATTACAGATGCAAATAACATTACACCGCATAAAATTATCGCAATAAAAACTTCTTCTACGTCGATTTTTTTCATTGTGCCTCCTTTAAAGTAGTTTTATGCGCCTATAAATTTGCAATAAAATATTGTTGTATTCATCTCTATTATACTTGTATAAGATATATCTCAGTCTATAACTTGTATTTATATCTTGTCCATATAATATTACATTTCCCATATTTGATAAATAAATACAATATTTATCTAATTTTGAAACATATTTTTCGTACTTCTGCTTAATAATATCTATATGTGGTATTTGAATAGGTGAATCATAAAAATTATATGTTTTTGATTGTTTACATTTAGAACATTTAATTATCGCCCGTGTAATTGTAAAATTCTTAGAAATATTTATATTAATTCCATTAATTCTGTGTTCTCTTGACCCACAATTGAGACATTTATATTCTGGGTCGATATATTGCAAATCTAAATCATTAAGATTAAAGTTATTGATAATATTGACTAAATTTTTTGTGTCATACGCCATAGGCACAGTAATCTCTTTATCTTTTTTATCAATACCATGTATAATAATTCTGTTAGCAGGAAACAATATTTTAATATGATCTAACTCTTTCATAAAAGGTATGTAAATTAAGTTAATATCTAAATTCGGTATGATTTTTGGTCTAGTTGAAAAAATGTTCATTTTATTGCAGTTTTCACAAATATAGCATAGGGATGTTAAGTAATATTTATTATGTGATTTTCTAGCAGCGGCACCGTATAGTTTTAAATCACCTTTACATTCCAAACACTTCATGATTTAATTACCTCCTTTAAAATAGTTTCAATTTATGCAAATTCGCTAATTCTTTTAATATTTTATTATCGTTAAATAATACACCTAAAATACCATGTATAACTGCATCGTATATGTTATCGACCAATCTATATTTTCTATAAGTTAAATCTTCAACATTAAGAGTTAATATCTCAAATATTGCGTTTTCTTGTTCCGAGATTATGGTTAAATATTTTGAATAAATATTTTTATGTACAGATGAATAAAGCTCATTTATATATTCTGTAATTTTATGCAAATCATATTTGTTATCTTCATAAATTAAAATTAAATTATGAAAATATCTTATAATTATACTTTCTTTTGTTAAATCTTCTATTTGAATTTGAGCGTCATTATTATTATTGATTCTAACAACTTTATCTAACAGATCAAATTCAATATCTTCAATGTTGCTGTTATTTTTAACAATATTAATATATGCTAGTGTATTTAGTATAGACAAATATCTATTTATTTTGTTACTAAAGTCTTCTACATTTCTGTATACACTAAATATCGAGAACTTTTTATAACTTACTTTGAATGTACTATCATATATTTCTACTATTGTGCCGAAAGAGTATTTATTATTTATAATGCTATTAACATATTTATATAAATCGTTATTTAATTGTTTCATTAATCCTATATCACCATGTATATGTATACCGTTAATATCAAGTTTTATAGTTAGCTTCATCTTGCGCTTCCTTTAAGTTGTTTGAATATACCATAAGAATACTAGGTAATGTTTTTAATAGTTACACTATCTATAATTTAAATTGTTTTATATCCCAATTATTTTATTCTTTAATTGCTTTCTTCAAAGCATCCTCAAATTTTTTAATATAATCTTCCTTTTCCAATTCATCTTGATATCTTTTATGTAATCTATCTAATTGTTTGTTGAACCATTTGGTTATATACTTTTTTATCTTCTTTATATCTTTGCTTATCTGCTTAACATTTGTTTCTATAGGAATATCCGCGCGGATTGTTGTAGATAAACTATTTTTATTACTATGCCAAAATCTATATAAATCTAATTCTATATTTAAGAATTCGATATTCAGTGCGTTTATTTTAAGAATATCGTTACGATTATTAGTAATTTTTTCTATAACATCAGCCGGCATATACATATAGTTGCTATCTATATTATCGCTTTCTAACAAATCGTATCTTTGTTTATATTTGATAAATAATAACTTCTTCTCGAATTCGATATAAGGATATACATGTACTTGATCTCCTTTAACAAACACGTCGAATTTTACTTGCACTTCCGTCTCCTTTAAAGTAGTTTTACAATACAATTGGTATATATTTCTCTATTTCGTCGATTACATTTTTATTATTTTTATTTCTATTTTCAATTATTCTGCTTATGTTAATGTTTATTTTTAGCATATTTAGACATGCTTTTAAATCTCTATCGTTAATTTCGCCTGATATATTGCTAGTATTTAATTCACTTATTTTGATAACCGGCAAATCAAATTTTCTAGCCATCATATTAAAATATGAAACTACTCTATTTATAAAATAGAATGTAAAATATTTTTTAAGCTGTTTAAAATGTTTCGTTGTGACTTTATTCCAGCGCAAATATTTCTGAAAATTAATTACATTATCGAAAGTTATATTTTCAATTATTATATATGGTTTTGGTTCATTTGTATCCTTTTTAATACATCTTGTAATATAGAAATGCTCTATTACTTTATCAATATATTTATGTCTTTCGGCAAAATATTTATTATAAATCTCTTGTAAAGTCTCATATTGATTATTACTCCCTTCAATTCTTTTTAATACTTTATACAGAAATGAATTGGTAAAAAATGTATCGAGATTGGAAATGTCATAAATAACTGACTCAAATCGTTTAGTTTTAAAATCAAATATCACTGAGGTGATTAATCTGAGGTTGCCTATATCTACTGATATAAAACGGCGCGTATTATTAACAAGCACATCATCATATACATGTTTTATGTTATCAATTAGCTGCTCTTGCTCCTTATCAATGCCTCTATCTAGATCAATTTTAATGCATATATTAGCAAATCTAATAGAATAATTTCTTTCATCTTTAGATTTAACATAAATAGAATAAGGATAATACATTTTTGTTAGAAACATTTTATTAATGTTATATGACACATCATATTCAGGAAAGTATTCTTCAAAAAACTCTTCTATTGTATTGAACATTTTCATTCTAACCTCCTTTAAAGTAGTTGCATCTTAATAAATTGGCATATAGATCTCTCTAACTCATCATCTAGAATATTCGTTTCTATTATAAAAGGAATTAGGTCTAATTCGTGTATATTCTTTATTGTCTTTCGTTGTTTAGCGTATTTAGTTATAGTTATATTTTCCTGATCCACTTTATGCACAACGATAGGATATTTTAGTTCGCATATTATTTTTGTGTACTTATCAAACTGATTTTTTACAATGTTCATTTCTTCGTCATTAAGATTATATAGAATCAAATCTTTATAAATACATAGCTTATTCATTAATTTATGAAATGCAATACTAGTAACCAATGTATATGTAAAACTACCAGAAGTAATTAAAACAGAATCTGCAGTTTCTGTTATTTCCAATTTTCTTATATGTGAGGTATTAAAATTATTTAACAACCACATGATAATTTCTTTTATAGAGTTATTTAAGGATAAAGAAGTATCTAATTTACTAAAAATTATTGTTCGAAATGTACCTGAAATAATAATTCGTAATGGATTTATTGATAGTTCTAAACTATCAACATGAAACTCAGACAATTGTATCTTCCCAATAAAATCTATAATCTTCTTTAAATCTTTCGGAAACGGATATATTATACCAGGAGAACTTTCAGCTCTTATTTCTACTTTATTACTACCACTGTATTTAATTATACGCATTCTTAAACTACCCAGTAAACTTTTTGTTTAAAACAATTGCACTTTCAATTTATTTATATCCGTTTCATTTTCAATAGTTATTATTTCTCTATCTGACGTTCGTTTAGTGTATTCAATCAGTAAGATTAATAATTCTCTAAGATTTTCTAGATTGATTTCAAATGCATTATGTTTAATTTTTGTAGTTGTTATTCTGCCTACCATGTTTATATGTATACAAATGTCTTGATTAATGAATGCCATTTCAATACTTGCATTTTTAATTATTTCGGGTATAACTATTTCAATTATGTTTCTTATGCTAATTTTATTATCAAGTATAGTATTTTTTCTATTGAAAGTGATACAACAAAAATTTGATGCCATCGGCGCGATATAATACATGTAATCAGTATCTTCGTATAAATATTCTCTGAGTAGATGTCTGGCCGCAGTACATCTAGCACTTACATCAAAAAATGATTTTATTTCAGTTAAATATGTATTTAAGAAATTAGCATCATCATTGAGTTTATAAATTCTACCATCTAATTTTATATTTAATATTGCAGTATGTGCATAATTATAAACTGTTATAAAATATGGATTTTTAATAACTATTTCATAACCGTAGAAAAATCTATCATATAGCATTCTAGAAATTAAGTAAGTTATCTTTTCTATAGCTTCATATAATACTGTTCTGTCGTATTTTGTGGGTAATTGTTTATTGATTCTTAATTGTATATATGCATCGCAATTTTTAATGGAATATACTAATGTATTATCATCATGATATTGTGGTGTTTCGTTATAGAAATACGGAGCGCGATCGCTCCCTATATTTTCTTTAACATATTTTTGTATGTTCTTTTTAAGTATTTGGGAAAACAATTCGTAATTCATTTTACACTCCTTATTGAGATGTTTTGTCCCATCTAATTCGCTTAAAAATTGGAAATCTTGGTATGCCGTCTTTTGTTAATTCTTGATAGTTTATTTCTACTATTCTGCCAATTAGTTTATCTTTATTGTGCCATAGATGTTCTCTGTCTTCATCTGTAAAGCCAGAACCCACTTTGAAGATTTTATCTTTGTGTTTACATAATAGCGCGCCGAGTTTTCCTATATGTCTTCCATCGCCTTCTATAGCATCAATTATTTCACAATCTATTTCTTTTTCTGGTTTTAATTTAGTCCAAGCTTTAACTCTCTTATCATAATAGTATTCTTCTGGTATTTTAATCATCAAACCTTCATAACCGTATTTATTAACTGCTTCGTTAAATAATTTATTTAGATCGTTTTCATTATTGATTTCAAATGTTTCAAGTATGTTAATGTGACTAATGTTTTTAATTTTGTCTTTTAATTTATTAAGTGCGTTGCATCTTCTATGATATTCTATTTCCGAAACAATATCTTTATGCGGATTGTAATTTAAATAATCATCGGCCGGTATTATATCAAATATGTTAAATTTCAAATGCCTAATAATGTTATTATCTGTAATCTTATCTTTTTCAGATTTTACTATAGTAGATGTAGTGTTCCAATCTATACAATAAATCTCGCCATCAAAAACTACGTCATCTAAATTTCTTATAACTTTTCTTAGTTTTTCAAAGTTATCTTCTATATATTCTAAATTTGGATTGGTTTTACTGGTTAATATATTTTGATTTCTCGTAACAAATATATTTAATTTTGGTATGTAGATAAATCTTAGTCCATCAAGTTTATATTGAGCATATAATTTATTGTATTTTTTACTTAACGAATTCGAATATTTTTCTGCTAGTTGAAATGGATAGTATTCGATTTTATTAGAAATTTTTCTTGCTTGTTTTCTACCGATTTGTATGTCTTTATTTAAAATTGATAGTAATAGAAATAACTCATTGATATTTATTTTTTTATTTAGTACTAGTTCTTTTATGAACTCTTTTCTATTACCTTGTCTAATAGACAAGAGTTTATCAAGAATATTTAATATCTTCTGATAATCACAGTTATTGTTATTTTGATTTATCTGTTGGCAAATGTTTAATAGGTTATTTATTTCTTTTTTAGTATAACGCGCGCCGTAATGATAATTCGAATTAAACACTCTAACTAGGATTTCTTCAAATAAACTATTTTCTTTAATGCAATTTTCTAAATATTTAACTTTTTGCTTAGGTGTTAGATTAATAAATTCCTTGTACTCAAACATTTATTCCGCTTCCAATTGATTTGGTTTCTTGAGAACAATGTTTATAATTGATTTGTAATTAATTTTTTATTTCTCAAATCATAAAATCCCACACTATATGGTTCTATTTCAATACAATCCACTGTTTTAATATTAGTGAATATTATAAAATTGCAGCCTTTGATATAATATAAAGGTTGGTAATTTACCATAAACGATATACTTCTTTTAAATAAATCTTTGTTTTCATTACAAATGCCTATAATACATGAAAAGGATCCTTTTAATTCTTTATATGTGTTGGCTAAGGTATCGATTAATCTAGTACTAGAGTCTTTGAATTTTGAAAAATTAATTCCTAATAGTTCAGGAATTATTTGTGAGTCATAGTTGATTTTTAGTTTATATTGCGCCGCGAGTTCTTTATCATTATAAATCAATCCATTATGACATACTATAAATTTCTGTTTGCTAGAGACTATAGGCTGATATTCGTTTATATTTACATTATCTTCAGTTTCAGGAATTGCTCTAGATTGTGTTAATATTGTTAAATATTCATTTGTATCATTTATAGCATAATCTAATACACGTGTGAAATGATTCTTAAATTCTATATATGATTTTGTTTTTATACTATATTCATCCATGTATATATTATCAGTTATAATCTCTAATCCATAACCATCTCTACCTCTAACTGATATATTATTTTTAATATAATCAGAAATGTAGTTTAGTTCATTGACTGTTATATTTTTAACGTCTATTTTCGCACCGATTATTGTACACATTACTAACTCTCCTTTTGTTTAGAAACCCAGCAACAAGCTCAATGTAATCGTTAAGATCATTTATCTCAAGATTATTTTCTTCTAAAAATTTAGATGCTTTTTTAAAAGCATCTAATACTTTCTTAATTTTTATTTTCCTATCTGGCCAGCCTAGTGTACCATAGGGATGATCAACAATATATCCATTTGGATTAAATGGATATTTAATAAATTCAATTGGATAAAAATGCCAATTACTGCCGCGATTGATTAGTTTTTCTATAACTTCATCTTTTGTTTTAGATTCGTATGTGATTACATAGTCACCATCGGGTGTGACTAAAAGCGCAGCATACATTTTATACCTTCCTTTAAAGTAGTTCTTTTAGAATATATTGAAAAGTTTCATCATTCATTGCAATTATAATATTTTTTTCTGAATTTGTTTTACATTTTGGACATATTGGTTGTAATAGAATACCAGTATCATCTATGATATAACTTTCTTCGGATTTAAGAATAATTGTTTTCTTTTCGGCATTGAAAGAAATAATTTCTGATCTTCTAACTGTGTTTGATATCGTATGTTTCACAGATATCAAGCCAGGTAATTCATACCGAACGGTTTTATATTCGTAAATCTTTTTACATTTAGGACAATAAAATACTATTGATTTAATAAAACAATATCGTTTAGAGATCACATTAAACTCCATTAAACTTCGATATATTTAAGAAGTCTTTCTACTTCTTCTTTTAACTGTAATTTGTCAATATATTTTAATTCTTTAGTTTCATCATCTATATCATTCATAGCAGGATCTTTTATATTAGCTCTTTTAAATGCATTAATTCTTAATAAACATGAACCACATTTACCACAATGTTTACCATCCTCAGTTGGATAATAACATGATAATGATAGCTCAAACGGAGCATCGAAATAATAACCTAATTTAACTATTTCTGTTTTAGTTAAATTTATTAACGGCGCCCGCAATTCTAACTTAAATCCTTGTTTGCCAGATGTTTTTAATGTAGATTTTAAATTCTCAAAAAATCTAACTGAATTATCTGGATAATTTCCTGATTCAGTTACATTAGCACCATATGCTAATTTATTTATTCCTAATTTTTCACAAATAGCGGCCGAATAAGAAATCAATATCAAATTTCTCATAGGAACATAGTTACTATCAGATTCTGCTTCTCTTAATTCATCTTCATTTCTTTCTTTATTTAATAATGTAGATATTTCACTAAACGGTTCAAATATTTTTTTGGCATCTATGATTTCTAATTTTGCCTTGATATAATCAGCATATTTTTTAGTATATTCTAATTCAAAATTCTGTGCATATTGGCCATATGTATAATGTATTAATGTTACATCATATTGTAATGAATGATATAAATGTGCTGTTACTAAAGAATCTAATCCGCCCGAATAAACAATCGCAACTTTCTTTGACATTTTCATAACCTCTCTCTCTTTTTTTATTTACCACTCAAAATAATTATAATGTCCAGTTCCCGGATTTCCTTCTAGATCTACATATCCACAAAAATGTAATCCTGTTTGTCCTTTTAACCATCTTTCTGTCACAATTTCACATGTTCTACCCGCTTCTTTAACGCATTCTTTGTATGTAGGCAGCATTTTCACAAATCTTCCAATATGGAAATCAACACAACATAACCATAGATCTATATCACTGCTATATTTATCACCAATATCAATTTTTAAATCGTCTTTTTTAGTACTATTCAGAACTATATTTAAATCTTTATAAATGGGTGCTGTAGATACAAATCCAATACTTTCATACAAGTATCTTCTATAATCTTTAATGTATTGTGTTATTAAGTCTATATACGTTGTTTTAGTGAAATTAACACATGCATTAATTGCTCTTTCATCTGCTGCATTTACATTAATCACAGAAAATAAAATCATTACTAATAAGACAACCAATCTTTTCATGATTCTTCCTCCTTTAAAGTGGTTTAACAAAAATATTTGCTTATTTAATAATATCTATATAAATTTGATAAAAAAATAAGAGCATAGACTAAGTCAGCTATAAATACAAGTCTGCGTATTAGTTTTTAAACTAGTATTTTTGGGATAATATTTAATCTATTCCCTATCTTTTCTTTTTGAATCGATCCAAGCATTAAATAATTCCAATGCAGATGTATAAATAAACACCATAATTAAATCCAATACTAGATTACTTGCTTGGTTTGTTTGAAACGCAGCAGACATTTGATAACCAAGCAACCAATAACTAAAATACGCTGCAAGATAAGAAACAACTAGAATTCTGCTAATATCTGTCCTTTTTGTGAAATACGCAAATACTGGAATAATTAAACTAACTATAAACCAATTAATCTTCAATTGAAGATATACAAATACTAAAACTGGAACGAGATAAATAAGAATATTTACATAATGTTTTTTGAGTACTTCAACTGAAGTTTTCAACACATATTCAGCTTTTTCTTTAATTATTTCTTTGTTCATATCAGTACCTCCTTGAAAGTAGTTTTTTAGAAAAACTAAGATTTTTTTTCAATAATTTTATCAATTATACCATACTTTAATGCTTCTTCAGCAGTCATAAAATTATCTCTATCTGTATCTTGTTCTATTTTTTCAATAGGCTGATTTGTATGTTTGGAAAGTATTTCATTTAATGTTTGTTTAATTCTTAAAATTTCTTTAGCATGTATTTCTATGTCTGTAGCTTGTCCTTGTATGCCGCCAATCGGTTGATGTATCATTATTCTTGAATGCGGTAATGAAAATCTTTTGCCTTTTGTTCCTGCTGCTAATAATACTGCTGCCATACTAGCAGCTTGTCCAATACAAATAGTTACTACGTCTGGTTTAATAAATTGCATAGTATCGTATATAGCAAGCCCGGCAGTAACAACACCACCAGGGCTATTTATATAAAGATAAATATCTTCATCATCTTTTTGTGATTCTAGAAATAGCAATTGAGCTATAACTGTATTTGCTACTGTATCATCTATGGGCGTGCCGATAAAAACTATTCTATCTTTTAGCAATCTAGAATAAATATCGTATGCTCTTTCATAACCGTTGCTCTGTTCTATTACTATGGGTACCAAGAATTCCTCCTTTACTTTTTATTAAGCAGATTATACTTTTTTCGGATATATTGATTCTACATACTCATCGTCATCATCATATGGAATTAGTTCTATTAATCCACCAGTACTTCTATCGTAAATAGCATCTGCTACATTTGGATTAAATACTTTGATTTTATCGTCTTCTATTACATAAAGAAAATCAAAATCAAAATATGGATCATTGTGTTCATCGTATACCGGATATTCGTCTGGCTCTAATTCGTTTAGATTTATTAACATAGGTAATATTTCATTTGGATAGCCGTCCGAAGAATAATAAGTAATATATTTACGATTATCTTTTTTCAAAACAATTTTACAAGGCGTAGACATGAAACCCTCCTTTAAAGTAGTTATTTTTCTTCTAGCAAAATTAATTTAACTATGTTTACCAGATCTTCATCTGTAAATTCATTTTTGTTACTAAATTCTTCAGGTAAAAATACATTATTAGTTACGTATTCAATTAATAATTCTTTTGCAAATTCGCCTATTTCAATTTTATTATTTTTGGTATCTACAATAATTTGATATTTATAGATTGTATCATAATCATCTGATGCTATGTCTAGACCTTCGGCTATTTCATTATAGCAATTAGGACATAAAATAGTATGTATATTCATACTATTATTACTTGAATCTTCTTCATATGCATCCCAATCATAATCATTTCCAGAAAATCTTATGTAAAAAGTGGTAATTGTATAACCGTGCATTTCTACATTATCTACTAAACCACAATCTGGGCAGACAAAATATCTTTTCTTCATGGTTACCTCTCTTTCTTGTTTCTAACTAATAACAAAACATTAATATCTACATTTCTGGACTAGATCGTCTCTGAATTTTACTTTAAATCCTCCTTGCAAAGTACCAGGGATTACGACCATCGCGTCAGTTTGAACTAAAACTTCTTTAAACCATTTAAATATCTGATTATCTCTCTTTCTTGCTCTAAGACTTTAAGCACCAAATAACTTATCTAATCTTAATAATTCTTGATTTATCGTTAATTGCTGGTTTCTTATCTGTTGTAATACAGAAACATTCATAATCATTTTTAATTTCGTTATACAACTCTTCAAAATCTGAAAAGAAATCTGACATAAATATTACCAAATCTGGAAATGGTAGTTCTTCCATTTCCATTAATTCTTCGAATTTCTTCCAAGGTCTTATATGAGATGTGCCACCTCTACCATATATTTTAATTTTATTCAGTAAATCTTTTTCATCGGCAATGTCTTCTGCATCGATTAATTCATAATGTTGTAATTCATAGTCATGTTGTATAATGGTAATCGTTTTGATATTATTTTTCTCTATAAGATCGTATATGATACCAAAAATTTTCTCTAGTTCTTCATCAGACATAGATCCAGAAGTATCTACAAAACATGTTATGTTATGTATTGATTCTTCAAAATCATCTGATGGTAAGTATCTAATGTGTCTATAATAGATGTTTGGATAGTTCCATTTTTTAGCTTGTGATTTTTCTAAAAATGTATTTAAAGCGCGCGATAGAATTTCACTCCAATCAAGTTCTATCTTTAATAATTTTCTTAACTTATCAATAATATGCCCAGGCAATTCTCCTTTCAATTTTTCAAATGAAGCTCTTAACGATCTATGTATAATATTAGTTACTTTATCACTATTCTCATTTCCTTGTTCATCATTAGCTGAATTTTCATACCAATTAATTGGTATATTTTTACTGTTAAACTCGGATTTTTGTAACTTATTTAAAAGATCATCAATTTTTTTCTTTAACGTTTTATTAGGTGTTGAATTATTTAAATCTTTGGATTGTTCAATATCATTATTGTCTGCATATCCCTTATTTGTAAGATCATCACGAATCTTTTCTAATTTATTCTTGAGGTTTGTTAGTTTAGATTTTGTGCTTCTACTATTGGTAGATGACATCATTTGATTCAATTGTTGTATAACTTGTGATAGTTCTTGTAGAAAATTATTTAATGAATTATTAAATGATTTATGCATAGATTTTAAAATTTTATAATTTTCTTCCTCAGAATAGCTATAATTCTTTACTTTTTCTTTTACTTTGTTTATAATCGTGTCAGCATCTTCAAACAATTTATAATATATTTTCGGATATGACAAACCATATAAATCGTTATTTAATTTACATAGCGATTTAAACCATAACTGCGCGATTTTATTTTTTCCTCTTTGCGGCTGTCTATTTATATACATAAATATTGTATGTGCCACATCAAATGTCCATTGTTTAATTCTCTCATTCTTATCAGAAATTTCAGCTAAAGTTCCTTTGACAATAATATTGCCATTATTATATTCGATATATAAGTCAGAGATTTCTTTCTCATCGGAAATTTCAATATCATGTTCTAGCATTAAAATAAACCCTTGTAGAGCCCTAAGAAATGGATATAATACGCTATTTTTATCGAAGTATATTAGGTTTGTTACTATTGTTGACCAATCTTCATTTGTTAGTTTTTTCTTTTCCATTATGCCTCCTTTAAAGTAGTTAATTGGGGCGCGACCGCCCCAATCAGTTTATACAAATTTAAGATCGTTAATAATTTCTGTAAGAATATCGAAGAATTCTTTATATCCTCTGCCATCGTAAGGCGGCAGATAATCATTTTCAAATACTGTTTTCGATGCAGCTGGAATAATCTGATTCTTTAGTACAGAAATTGCAATTGTGGCGAAATGTTTTGCTTTTCCATTATTTCCAAGGATATAATATGCAAAGTCTATAAATCTAACACAGTATTTTCTGTTCTTAGGGTCTGCTAGCCTAGCCAATGTAAGTGTATATGCGGCAATTCTTTTCTCTTTATCCTGTATTTTAAGTAGTTCTTTAGGATCTTTCATAATTTTCTCAATATCAATATCATACGTATATTTAATAAATGTGACAAATTCTGTAGCAATCGATGCACCTATAGTACCTTTAGCTATATTGCTAAAATCAGAAATAACATCATCATTCCAATTATTTGTATTTCCATATAGTAATTCGAAAATTTTCACCCATTCTGACATAAAATACCAAGATCTTGGAGATGCAAATGGCGAAGTATTTTCACCTTCAGATAGTTTTGCATCATTATCCATAAGGAAACCTAATACCATCGGATGTATTTTATATGATCTAACTCTTTCGATGTCTTTCTCATTAATATTAGCATTAAACTTAGCATATTTATTGGTATTATCTAGCACCCAATCTTGCCAATCTTTTAATGTAATACCAACGTCTATAAATGTAAATCTGTTAATAATTGCTGTTAGAAATGTTTTTGCGCCGGCCTTTGCAGTAGGGTTCCCGGCACAAACAATTCTAACATTATCTGCTAATTTATGTCCTTGCAGCGCCCTTTCGGACGCTAATTCGAAGAAGTATGCTTGTCTCGATTTATCAGCAAGATGTATATCATCAAAGAATAGTATAACTTTTTCATGTTTTTTGGCCAATTCATTTGCTTTGGAAATAATTTCTGGCATAGACCATTCCGTATGTAATTCATTATCAAATCTTTTGATTTCAGGTAAACCTGACAATGATTCAATTGGTCGGAGGGCAAGATGCACGGGTACCAAACCCCAATTCATTCTTTCACAAAGCTGATGCAATTGAGCTGTTTTTGATATGCCAGGATTTCCAACCATGACAGGAATAACATCAAAATCATATTTTACAATAACAGGAAGATAAACGTTAATAAACTTAGAAACCGACATTTGAATCATGTTAACCTCCTTTGAAGTAGTTTTATGTATGGATTATTTAGATAAAATCGTTAATTTAATTCTGTTAACAACTTCATCAACAATATCTTCAGTTAAATATTCATATTCTTGTTGTCCGTATGATATGTATTCATTTATCATTTTGCTTTTGTAAAGTATATATACACGATAACCTCTAATTTCTATATGTATATCTTTTCTTTTATTAAATTCTCGTATAAGTTTTTTCATTAATTTAAAATATGGTTTGACTTTCACCCAGTTCAGTTCACCATAGAATGCTGAAATCATTGAATAGCAATTAAATCTATAAGATCTATTAGAAGTTGATTTTAGAATATTATAAATTAGATTATGCTCAAAAGATTTTGTGCCGTCATATAATATAAATGGTCTTTTAATAGTAGTGGAGCCATATATTATTTTAATTACTCTCACTAAATATTTTTTAATACGGTTATATAGTTTAATACTTTCTTCAGCTGTTAAATTAATATCTATTGATTTAAAATTAACGTCTTTAGTTTTAATTATAGTTGCCATATTTTCTCACTTCAAAGTTTAATCTTGATCTTTATACACAGGTACTTTTATTATATCAATATAATCATCGGTTCCTGGTAATCTAATACAAATATCATCGCCAAATGGCATATTTCTTAGTTCATTTTCTAATTCATCAAAATCGGGCATAATAAAATCTTCATCATCTAAAATATAATCTTCAAAGTCATTTATTCTCTCTTGAATATAATCAAGTACATAATATATATCCATTACTCCGACTATGCATTTATTAAAAATATTTGATATTGTATTGTCTATAACTAGGAATAGCTCCATTAATGCCTCCCTTAAAGTAGTTTAAACAACAAACCCGACTTTTCTTGTCTTATCTTCAAGATATTCAAGTGATTCTTTAATTTTCTTATCTTTTTCTTGGTACTTATTCCTTACGTATTCTTTATCTATAACTATATTTTCTTTATCTAGCTTTCCTTCTTCAATTTCAAAATCTATGTCTTCAAGTAACATATGTACAATGGTATGTAATCTTCTCGCGCCTAGATCTTCGTCTTCTGTATTAAGTTGACATGCAATATCAGCAATTTCATCAATTGCATCATCTGTAAATTCTATTTTGATGTTATCTGTTTCATAAAGCTTTTGAACTTTCTTAATTATAGCATATTTTGGCTCGATAAGAATTCTTCTAAGATCTTCTTTTGTGAGTTTCTTTAATACAATTCTAACCGGAAATCTACCCAATAATTCGGGAAGAAGATCAGAGGGTTTTGCTGTATGAAATGCACCTGCTGCGATAAATAGAATATGATCTGTGTTAATTGGGCCGATCTCGGTTTGAACTGTAGTTCCTTCTACCAATGTAAGAAGCTCTTTTTGGACTCCTGATGTATCAATTCTAGTATTATCTTTACCTGCAATTTTATCAATTTCATCAATGAATACAATTCCATTTTCCATCAATTCCTTAATCTTATTTCTTAGTTTAGAACTATCTTTAACCATTTCCTGTATATCAATCTCAAATAGCTCTTTAAGAAGATTTTCAATTGTATCTGTGAATGCTTTTTCTTCCCTAAACTGATCTTTCATCTGCGGTGGAACAATAGCATTTTTAGGTAAATTATATACTTGTCTGATTACAGTTACTTCTTCTTTCAAAATATCGGGATCTCTAAGTTTAATGCGTTTTTCTATTTCTTTTATATTATTTAAAACATTTTCAATATCTTCAGAATCTGCTGTAAATAACATGGAACCTACTATTGTGTTATGAGCATTATTGTTTGTAAATTTATCTTTATGTTTTTCTATATATGCAGCTGCCAGTTCTTTAATAATCTTATTTTCTATATCTTCTCTTAACTCTTCTTTTAATTCTTCTATTGCCTTTCTCTTAGCGGCCTCATATAAATGAACATTAATAATATCTTCTACATCCTTGCCAACATATCCAGATCTAGTATAACCCGAAATATCCACTTTACAAAATGCTACATTTAAATATTCTGCCAATTTTCTAAATAGTTCTGTTTTACCAGAACCAGTAGGGCCGATAATTAATGCATTAAATGGAGTAATATTTTTCTTCCAATCTTCTTCTTTAATATTTTCATATCTTGCTTTATTCTTAATAAGTATTGCTAATTGCCTTTTTGCGTCATCCTGAGATATAACATGTTCATTAAGATAATCTACAATATGTTTTACTTTTACTTTAGTGTTTTGCATAAACAACCTCCTTTAAAGTAGTTTATAAATTATAGTACATTTTAAAGAAATTGTTTAATTCTTCATCATTTGTTATTTCTATATTATTTTTACGCGCTAGTTTATGTAAGATTATTTTTGCGCTTTCACCTATTTTTACAATATTATTATTCGCATCTAATTCTATTTCAAAGTCTTTAATAGATTTTTTTGCTTCTTCTATATTATAGTATTCATCCGAAAATGACATAAAACAATTAGAACATCTTAACGTGATAAGTTCAATATATGTATCGTCAATATCTTTACTATCCCAGTCAATATAACCATCATGATATAAAACAGAACAATATTGTGCTTCACGATAATCTATATAAAACGAATCAACCATTTTGTTACAGATTGGGCAAATTAACTTCTTCATATTTGCCTCACTAAATCACGACTAATTAGTTAGAAAATATAATTCTTTCGTAAATCTATTCATATTATTATCATCCATTCCAAATCCTACCCACCATCTATCATATCTATCTTCAATACAATAAAAATTAGGTTTTATTTTGGATTTATTTGATTTCCAAATTAGCGAACAAATATAGATTTTATTATCAGTAAGTTCCTTAATGTATTTTGTTAAAAATTCAACTGTTTCGCCCGTATCTATTATATCATCGACTATCATAATCATAGGGTTATTAAATTTCTTAACGTCTCTCACAAACTCAATATCCTCAAAATATTTAATAGTAGGAGATTTCTTCTGTTTATTAGCATAATATGACTTAATTACAACTGGATATATAATATGGTTTATATTGTTTTCTATTCCGTTGATATTTTTCAATAATTCAACTGTGAATTGCATCACGCCCGTCATTATAGGCAATACAATTAAAATATCATGATTATTCTTTTTAAATTCTTCTTTAATTTCATCAATAATTTCATTTATTGAAAAATTAACTTTTTCATATTTATCCATTTTTAAACTCCTTCTACCTTAAATAAACTATAGTTTCAATTTTTTCTTTAAAAAGTTCTTTTAGCCATGGGTAACTGCCCATAGCTAAAACTATCGCTGCTATTATCATGCCTACTCCTCAAAAAGAGTTCTTACGAATATAATATCTATATTTGTTTTCCTAATTTTTAAATTTTACGTTTCCTGAGTTCTTTTTAGTACTATAATCTGATAAAAGTAAAAATCTTTTATGTTTGATTATAAAGTTCAAGTATGATAGATGAAATAAATGTTCTTAATCCTTCATCAGTTAGTCCTAACGATTTCTTATATTTTTTGATATCTACCATTTTTATAACCGACGCATATGTTTCCGTTAGTATTTCTTTTGTTGTTTTACTTTTATCATTTTTAAGATTTTTAATTATAGGCGAAGCAATTAAGATAATTATATTAGTTGCATCTGCTACTGTTAAGTTAGTATCAGAATTATATTTTTCCTCAAATACTTCTAATATTTTATCAATAAAGAAATAGATTAATAAAGCAATTATAAAAAAGTATGTATTCTCCATCAGTGCACTCCTCTTGTTTGCTAGTTTAAATATGGTGGGCGAAACCCACCAAAATCAATCAGGTATTTTTGTTGATTCTTGAAGTTTTCTTTTATTATGTTCTATTTCATGACAGGATTTACACAATACCTCATATGATACTTTATTTTCTAAGTGTAATAATAATACTTCTTTTACAATATCTGTTGGATACAATTCTAATATATCATCATTTTCTATATGTTTATTTAATACTTCATCAACAATATCATATAATGTTTTTGGGGTATGATGAACTTCTAGCGGCATTAGTTCAGAACTAATGCCGCATTTAGGACATTTATATTTACCTGATCTGCATATATCTGCCCATAATTTATATTCAGGTGATATTCTAATAATTCTTTCCAATTTCTTTATTAGTTTATCTAATTTCCTTGGATTAGTTAGATCATAACCAAACCAATTATAATATGTTAAATCTGTTACTATCAATGTTAAATAACTCCATTACTATTATTCATACTATTTACAAATGGATTAGGACTATTGCCTATTGTATTTTGTTGTGTTTGTACTGGTTGTATTGTTTGTTGCGGAGCAGGTGGAGCACTATTAATTACATTATTATTTATTTGCTGTATGCTATTTTGTTGTATACTATTCTGCTGATTTTGCTCTCTTTGTTTAGCAAAATATGGTTCTATATATGTCATAATATGTAATAATTCATCAACAATACTTTTAAGTGCTAAAATAGATGCAACATCTTGTTTTGCTATTGCAACATTTGTTGATGAGTTATTTCTTTGATCAGTTATTGTAAACATAATAAAGTTTTCATCGGAAACAAATTGTATTGGAATTATATTGTTACTTATTCTTTTTTTAAACATTGTATTAACAAACGCGCCCGTTTCCAATACATTCTTAATAAATCTTAGATGAATAGAATCAAGATAAATATTTGCGAAATTATTACCATCTGAGCTTCTAAATATAAGTGTTACACTAGAATACGGTTTAATAATATAACCAAATGCCTCACCTTGAATATTATTCCCATTTATTATCATATTGCATGATAAACTTCCTGTAAATGCTCTTTCTAGTTCAATATTGTTTCCCTGAGTCATGTAAATTTCCTCCTTTAAAGTAGTTTACAGTTAAGTAATTTTCAACATATTTATTTCATTTAACAATCTATCAACTAGTATAGAAATGTGTTTCTGATTCGAATGTTTTTTGCGCAACAATTCTATCTTATCTATGATATCCTTAACATATGGATATAAATTATTGTTCCTCTTTACATATGGAATAAAATTATTGATTATAACATATATTTTTTCTTTCTCTGGTAATCTATTAATCCTTCTTAATGCAAGTCTAATACTCGGCACAATTGTATATGGTTTATTATATACTGCAAAACTATTCGGTGTTTCTTTAACTGCTACTGATATGCTAATTTCTTGTCTTATTTCAAAAGTTTTAATTAGTTCATCTGCTAGTATATATTGAAGAAAATGCGACATATCTTCTGCCGTGGTGCTATCCCAATGTACAATAGTTACGTTATCTATATTCGTAAGTAAAATTTTATCTAATGTAATAGATTTATATGTTATCATTGCTTTACTATATCTGCCTTCATTACCGTTGCATATAGATTTGACTTGATTTATTAGATCAACTACTTTTTCATAGTTAGGTATTCTATCTGAGATTATAAATTTATGATCAAAAAATTTATCTAGAACATCTTTAAATGGCTTAAATAGAGTATAATCTATTACCATTCTGGTATTTTTATCTAATTTTTTTGCTTTTACTATAGGAATGATTGTGAAGGTATGTCCATGTATATTTCTACATTTACATTCATATTTAGGATTAAAAAATTGTTGAGTCGGCACAATATGCGCCAGATCAACCATAAATTTCTTTTTAATTGTGTACATTAGTGGCCTCCTTTCAAACTAGTCAAAGTATCCCAAATATCATCTATTTTATTATCTAACAATAAATTAAAAATAACCTCTAATTTTTTATTATTATCAATAATTTCGTTTATTACTTTTTCAATACTTTTATTTTTACTAATTAATTTAATTATCTTATCTCTATTTACATCTAAATCTATGTACAACTGTTTGTATGTGCTTAGTGACTTCCTAAATACATCATAATATTCATCATAAAACATTTCTTCTATTTCTATTTTGTTTCTGTATTTGCACCGTTCGATAAAACTTCTTATTTGTATGAGAATGTCTGATAAAATATCAACTAAATCATCTCTGCCAAATAATAAAAGATAAATTCTGTGTTTCAATCTGTCTTTCCAGCTATCAAGTAACTCTACTGTTTTCATGATTATCCTCAACATATTGTTTCAGTTGCTTCAAAATTTGACTTGTATTGTTATTATACATTGAAATTATTAACCTATCAAAAAATTCATCAACTGTTTTAATATTATTATTTACCTTCGGTATAGTATATTTTCTATCTACTTTGTCTCTAATCTGTTGTCTAACTTTATCATTTATTTCTTTGTTTATATACGTAGTCAATTTATTTTGCTTGATTTTATTTTTTTCAACTTCTTTCTTTATAACATTTATCCATATATTCAAATCATGAATATGTTTATTTAGATCATAGTAATCTTGATAGCAGATAATTTTATAAATATGTTCATATATTTTCTCAAATATTCCTTCATTACTTTTTAATGATTTTATTTGTTTTGATAATTCATGCAATATAACTGTCAATATTGAGTCTCCTATTAAGTAATTTGTGCGGACAAGAAAAAGAACGCCCGCACTTGAATTGTAATATCCGTATTATGCCTTACAATTTTTTCTATTGAAATACTTTTTAACATAAATCAGATTTCTTTTAACCAATAATTAAAAGTATTGAAATCGTGTTTTATATACATAATCTTTGCCAAATGTATAAATACTGGTCGTAAATAGCTTAATATTTTTGAATATTTATCGCTTAGTCTTTTCTGTTCTTCGAGTAGGTTATGGATTTCGTATAAAATCATGTCTACTGTATTCGATTAATAAGTAGTAAACTACTTATATAATATCTATATTACTTAATTGAAAGATAGAACGTTATTCTTAAATTCTTGTATTGTTCTATCTGCAACATATTGAGCTGTTTTAATTAGAACTCTACCTGAAATAGTAATAGCGTTTGCTATATTTTTCTCATTGTATCTATATGTAGTTAAACCATAAATTCCGTATAGTGAGTTTAGAAGAACTTTGATACTTAACTGTGTGCGATACATAAGTTCATATTCTTTTGTGTTAGGGTCAATTTCTTTTAATTTATTCTTTAATTGCTTTCTTTCTTTCATTAATTTATTTATCAATTGAATAATATAACCGGTCTTTTCTGAATGTTTAATAAATAAACAACCAGTAATTGTGATTATATACTTCTTTAAATATTCATCTATTAATTCTTCAAAACTTAATATTTTTAATTGAGAATAACTATCAGTCGGGCTATCTAATAAGTAAAAATTTATATTTCTATATTTTTCAACGAAATCTGTGTATTCCATAAATAAATAATCGTATATAATATTATTGTATTCATCAGAAAGTATTAGCTCAACAATTTCTAATAACGGCACTAATTTTGTCTTTAGAAGATAATAATTCTTATTAGAAATTATTTCTTCAAAAGTAAATCCGCTATTTTTCAATGTTTCAATTATATTTGTTATGTATAACATATTCTTTTTGTAATAATTTTTATAACTGGTAGTATGGTTTTTCAAGTATTGTAATAATTGTTTTTGTATTGCGTTAACAATAATATCTGTTGTTAGTGTCTTATCTTCATTATTAATAAATTTCCTTAAAACATTAATGAAACCATATATTGTATTATTGTATAATTTGGCTTTATATGTACTATATTCCATATTATACATTTTAATCAATGAAGGATACATTGAAGTATTGTGTACTAATATATAACCATTTGATTCTGGATCTCTAGCAAAAAATCTTTCAGTGTCTTCTACTGAAATATCATAAACATATCTCGCTTTTTTCTTTTCTATTACTTCTATTTCAATAATTTTATCTGTATTGATCAATTCATCAAATCCTACAATAGTTATTACTTTATCACCATGTTTTAATTCGCTTGCCTTAATTAATTCGATATTATCATTTCTATATATGAAAATAGAATGATTATCGGTGATTTTAATTATTTTACCGGATTTAGTCTTTATCTTTAAAATCTTATGTTTGTTTTTGTGTTTTATAACGCCTTTTACTTTTTTCCAACAAACCTTTTTATTATGATCTAATGTTAATGTTTCATCACCTTCCTTGTATTCATATTTTCCTATAGGTATTTCTAATGCTATACCGTCTCTTTTAATAACAATTAATTGATCACCTGTTAATGATTGGTCTAAGTCTATAATTAACCCATCATATATTCCTCTAATTGGATCTCTAACATAAGCACCGTAGTATGAAAGTGAAAGTGAATATTTCTTAAATTCATCTTCATTATCATCAACTGCGTATTTTTCTTTAACTAGATAAGATCTTGGAACTTTATTTTCGTTAATTAACATATTATAGGTTTGTATCTGTTCGCCCATAACGGAGCGACCATGATATGCTCTTGAAACAGGGCAGAAAGATATTCTGCGTTGTGCGTTAAATAAGTCAAAATGTTTTAATTTCTTATCCAACATATAAATTAGATATGTATCAATCATGTTGTAATAAATAAATCTTTCCGGATCATTTATGTATAACTCATCTAATGATATATTTTCATGTTCTACTTTTTTGACGCCTAACTCTTCTTCGGCAACAGTATCAAGATTAAATTTTTCTAAATTTTTTCCAAAGCCAAAACCTTCACCTGGTTTATACATCTTTAAAATATCTACTAATTGAAAATCTGGTATTGAAATATTAAATCCTGATATATTAAATTCATTAAATTTAGTTATTAATTGCGCCGCGTCTTCATATCCAAATAAATTAATTGTTCTTCTCACAATATATGGAAAATCAAAGTAATCGGAGTTAAATCCTACTAAAATTGCAGGATCATAATTGTGAATTATATTCCACATAGTATATATTAAATCGCTTTCATCATCAAACACATACATATTAAGATTATTAATTTCAAAATTGTATTCTTTTTTTGAGTTATTTATAATGTTTTCAATTATCTTTTCTCTGTCAAAATTTACAATGTCTTTATGCAATAAGAATAAAATATCAATATCGCTTTTATCATTTATTAATGTAACAGCATTAATAGGTTTTTCGGCGTGTTTTGGCTCAGGAAATTTATTCTCAAATTCTGTAAATACTTCAATATCCAAAAATATTTTTTTAATATATTGATCGGTAGTATAATTATCTTGATTTATTCTTTCTTTATAATAAAAAAGTGCTAATTGTTGTTCTGGATTATAATCCAGAAAGTAGAATCTATACGGTGGTATGTTTTTTACTTTATTATCCATCGGTATTAATCCTTAACAATATCAATATATGTTTCTAGTTTTTCTCTAATGATTTTATTATACTGCGTATCCCAATCTATTTGTATAATTTTATCTTTTTCCAATTGTTTTATTTTTTCCCTGTTAAACTCAGGTGGAATAAATATTACATCAAGTTTATTTGAAACTTTCTCAAATGTTTTAATATCAAATTGATATTTAGATTTATTCTTCAGTTCTTGGATTATCTTTTTTATTTTTGGTAGATTTAGCTTAATATGTATCCTATATCCTTTAACGCCGGGTCTACATATATCTTGAATTAAAGTGTTATATAACATAGCACCATATACATATGTAGGGATAGATTCATATTCTTTAATTCCCCATGACGATGGGATTCCAATTAGTTCAAGATCATAATTCTTCTTAGCATCATCAAATTTCTTCTTAATGTCCAATACAAGTTCTTTAGTTTTTTGTATTCTTTCTTTCTTGTCTTCAAAAGTAAAAATGATATCAATTATCTTTTGAAGCGCATATTTTGTTAATCTTGAACTATCGCTTCTTTTTATTTCTATACCTGTAAATTTTAACTTTGGTGGAATATAATATGTTTTATCTTCCTTATATATTCGACAAACATATCTCTTTTTAACACCTAAAAGTAATATTTTATCCATTACAATTTCTGTTTTAAAATCAATAGTATTCCATTCTGGGTCTATATTAAGTTTATTAAGTAAATTATTATTCCAATAATTCGTTAGTTCAGTATTTATTTTTTCTGATATTGGTTTGACAAATTTCTTCTCTATTTCATCTATTACTTCTTTATCAGCTTTTAATTCATAACCTAATTTTTTAAACTCATTTTTATCAAAAACCTGAATAAACAGAGAATCTGTATTATGTACAAAAAAGTTATCTGCTAGAAATGTATTATTATCTTCTACGTGCAAGTCATATACATATATTTCCTCGTCATTAAACTCGTTTGAGATGTCTATGATATCTTTAATATCAATATATTCGGTTGTGTCTGTAGCAAATGTATATGAAATTAGTTTGTCATTCGGTTGTAAATTTCTTGGAGTAGTAACAGTAAATCTCTCGCCGCGTTTTACTATTAACGAATGATCTTCTGTAACATATACAACACCGTAAGGATTACCAATAATTTTATAAAGTTTTTTCTCTTTTAAATTTATTTTATGACGCATAATAAATTTAACTGGTTTAAACGAAATCTCGCCAGTCTGAATGTCAATACTTAATGCATATAGATCACCTTTTCTAAAATAACAATATTCTTTGTC